CTTTTACTGCAGTTGCACCACCCTCTTTAACAGCTTCATCTAAGTCTGCATAAGCTTTTCCATATTTTAAACTCATATCTACGTATCCTTAATTAATTTTTACTACGAAAAGTTAGGGAGAAAACTAAAACCACCGCCTTCAGAATCAGGAAATAAAAACCTCATTGCAAGCTCTGTGTCATTTGCATCTTTTTTAGCCTCTAACTGCATTCTTACAGACTCTAAAGACTTATCACCCATTACAATTTGTAATGCTCTATCTGCAGCAGACTGACTGGCTACAAAAGCATTACTCATTATATCACGTTCTCTCTGCCATATCTCATCTAAATTCTTAGCTGATAAAGCATTTATAGTTTTAGCAAAATCCATGTTACTCTCGTTTTGAGCACTGGTATTTAAAGTAGCTATGTTTTGCCTCCACTTAGCATTAGCTTGAGCTATTACTAAACCATTTTGAGCATTAAACAAATCTCTTTGATTCTGCATTTCAGAGTTAAATTTCCTCAAAGAGTTAACATTGTTTAAGTTAAACTGATCCATAGCATTTGACTGAGAAGCATTAAACTGTGACACTATAGAAGACAAGTTAGAAAAGAACTGATTTCTCTGATTTTCACTCTGTGCATTAAACTGTTCTGCAGCATTCTCAGCAGCTGAGTCAGTTAATATTGAAGCTATATTCTGCTGAGTCTTAAATATCTCAGTCTGCTGTCTATTATTTAAGTTAGCCATATCCATCTGCAAAAAGTTTTGTGCGTTCTGAACTTGAGCTTGTTGTAAGTTACCTAGACTTGCCATATCTAAGTTAGCTAGTGCAGCAGCTTCAGATAATAGTAGTGCCTGTCTGTTACTTAGGTTAGCAAGATCCATAGTGTTTGCAGCTCTTGAGTTCTCTAATGCAATCTGTTGATCTGCATTAAAGTTTAAATTAGCTATCTCAGATACTCTTGCTGCATTTACAACCTTGCGCTGAAAAGCTTGATCAAAGTCTATTTGTAAAAACTTAGCTCTTTGTTCAGCTTTAAACAAAGCTACCTGTTGTTTGTTACCTGCATCAATTTGTGCGATAGGTAGTGCAGCTTCCATTGCAGCTTGTACAATAGCTTGACCTGCCATAGAAGAAGCACCAAGTCCTCTTTCTGCCATTACAGCCGTAGCTCTACGCATAGATCCTGCAGCCCATGCAGGAGTTTGACCATCATCAAACTGAGACATAAGACTTGCTAGCTCATCTTGTACAGATGCAGCTTGAACTTCACCAGTACCAAAAGCTTGACCTACTCTAGTTTGATCAACACCAGTACCTGCTACTACTTCACCACTTTCTCCTGTGGTTGTATCTAGAGTTCTTGTGGGAACTCCTGCTTGTCCTGCAACACCTTGAACTGTTTGAGCTGTACTAGTTGCAGCACCTAAATCTGAAACAGAACTTGTATCCTGAGTTTGACCAGTAATACCTTGTGTCAAAGTTCCTAGAGTTTGAGCTGTTAAAGAATCAGTTTGTGTTTTTACATCTGGTTGAGTTGCAGTTGTAGAAGCAGTCTGTACATTAGGTAAGATAGGCTGACCTGCTACAGAAGTTGTACCTGCAGTAGCAGCTTCAGCAAAGGGTGCTTGAGGTACAGTCATACCTGCATCTACAGGTATAAAGTCATATGCGTTGGGTATTATACCAGAAACTCCAGCTTGTATTGGCTGCATAGTCTGAGTAATAAGACCTTGCTGCATAGCTTTAAATTGATCTTGATTTACACCTGCAGGAGAAGGTGGTGGTGGTGGTGGTGTCTGAGTTTGTGATCCAGTGTCTGTAACTTCCCAAGAGGTTCCGTTGTAAGTAGATGTATAACCTGTTATAGGATCATAAAATGTATCTCCTGCTTTATGTGGACCTGGACCCGGTGAAGAATAAGCAGGAATACCACCAAAAGATGGTTCTCCCGATCCACCTGCAGCTTTCATCATAAGTTCTTCTTGTGGATTTACATATGCAAGTCTGTGAGGTTGTCCATTTATAGTAGCTGCGTTAGGAACTACGTTAGGATTTTGTTTACCCATTGCAGATCTATACATACCCATACGAGAGGATGCACCTGGATTTGAGGCTAAGAATCCTTCTAGCTCACTAGGTGATCCTTCAAAACCTAAGAATCTTTTAGCTAGTATAGTATCTCTATCTATATCACCACCTGCAGCTACACCAGTTATACTTTTATCTACTGACGTTGCTTGAGTAGAAGCTGAAGATTTAGCAAACTTTCTAACAAATCCTGGAGGTACATACGTAACAGGTTGACCATTAAACTCAGTTACCATTATCTCTTGAGTAGTCTGTTTATTTACGTATGGATGTTGCTCATAACCTGCCTGTATATTTTGACCAGTTCCAGGAGCAGTTGCAACAGTACCTTGCGGTACAGCACCTTGAGTACCTGCATACTGTGTTTTGTACATTATAGATCCAGGCACTGCAGACATTCCTGCAGTTGATGCAGGTTGTGTAAATGTACCAGTAACATTTGCTTGTGGTGATACATTACCTCCAACGTAACCTGTTGTAGGAGATGTAATAGAACCTGGAGTTCCAGTAGATTGAGTAACATTGTAATTACCAGGAGTAACACCTTGATAATTAACACCACCAACAGTTTGATTTACTGTCTGAGAAACATTAGGGTCTATTGGGGCAACTTCACCTGCACCTATATTTATTACATCAGTGGGAGGAGTTACAGGTGTAAAATCTGCACCTGAAAAAGTAGAATCTAAATCAATGGTTCCGTCTTGATTACCATCTACTGTAGAACCAAATCCTACTCCATCATCTATGAAGGTTACGTCATCATCTTTAGTGATGTCATCATCTTTTTCAATTGTAGAAATATAATTTTTATTTATATTTATAAGTTCGTCAGCTAGTTGTTTAGCATTTGCTAACTCTTGTGTGTTACTGCCTATTCTACCCCCAACAGTTCCTATAGAATTACCTGCGCTGTCAGTTAAAGTTACTGTAGAACCTTTATCATATCTAAAAGCACCACCACCTGTATCTGCATTTATATTATCATCTGTATAACTTATGGCTTCTGTAGTATTTGCAGCAGCATCTGCAGCAGCTTTAAAAGAATCAAACTCTAGCCCAACCATAGTGGAGTTTTGTCTTCTTCTCCAAGCACCGCCTCGTTTAACTCTTTTGCCGTTTACTGTTTTTTTACTGTCTCTTACACCCTCAGTTGCATTTAATACAGTTTTAGAGGTAGTACCGTCTTCATTAGTAACTGTTTTGACAATACCAGTAGCGTAAGTTCCTGCTACAGCTTCATAAGTTGTACCATCGGGTGCAGTAAAAGAGTCAACAACTGTGCCTCCATTTATTAAATAGTCTTCATTTACAGCCATATTTTAATTCCTTACTTTCCCATTGTCATCCACACTGCACCTGCAATAAACGTCAGCAGTGCGACAGTGGTTACTTTAACTACAGTTGACCAGACAGACTTACGTGTGTCACGCCATGCCTCTAGCAAACTTCTCATCTCTATAATATCTCTGGCAGCATCATCGTCAAGTAGCCCGATAGAACGTAGTGCCTCTTTAGCACCACGCCTAGCTGCGTTGTCTAGCATTGTCTCTATCTCTTCTGGGGTAAGCTTGATGTCACTCATTTTTATCTCTATAACTTATTCAATTGATAATCTGTACTACCAATGCTTGTTGACGTACTATGTGTTACATGTAAAACGTCCCAACTATTTGAATATCCATCTGCCAGACCAGCAGCAAATCTATCTCCCGAACCTGCACTAGCAAGATTGTATTGAACATTACTTGTAACCGCATTAAAATTATTTCTTTCGGTTATTACAAAATCGCCAAAATCGCCAACCGTAGTTCCATCATTATTTACTTTTATTAGAAAAGGTTTGACTCTTTTTACGCTACCTGACACCACTTCTCTTGCACTGGTAGCAATATAAACATTATCGTTACTGTCTACAGCTATGCCATTTCTTATTTGACCACTATTAAAATTTCCTGCTCTAGTAAAAGTCTGACCAGATTGAAGGTTGTTGTTTGTATCCCACTTTAATTCGTGACACCATGACCCATTTCCATTAGCTAAAATTTTACCAAAAACAAGGTGTGAACTCTGGCCTGAACTTGCTCCTTCACCAACAAAAAATATGTTGCCATTACTGTCAATAGCATTTCTAGCACCAGAAAACTTACCTGCATTACCATTTAAATCTTGGAGTGCAGAAAGCTTATATTTTTTAATCCATTGAAGTGCGCCATTAGAGGCAGCTACTTTAACTATTCCAATAGATTGTGAGCTATCACCACTCGTGTTAAAGTTTCCAAGATCCGCAACTCCATATAGATAAGTACTACCATCGTAAGCAAGGTCTCTCAAAAATAGACTGTAAAAATGACCATTACCAAAGTCCATATTTGCTTTCCACTCTATATTTTGATCGTTTGTGGCAGTAGAGGTATAGTCAGTATCTATAACACCAATTTGGCTAGAACTACCATTATTGGCATCTTTAGCATAACACATAGCTAATTTATCGTTTGCAATACTTACAAGGGAAGGCATAGAAGAACCGCCAAACAACTGTAGATGACTTCCTTCAGAGCTAGATTTGCTAACGTTAGCTACTTTATATTGAAAATTATAGCCACTACCATCTGTAAAAGCATTAGGCCAATACATTCTGTCATCGTTACCTAAAGCAGAACTACAAAAAGTGCTGTCAGAGTCAGCAGTTGCGTTTCTATCACTCCACTCGAAACTGCTATCTACTCCATAAGACATTCTGTTGCTAGTAGACATTGCAGTTGTTAAATCTTTATTTAAAACTGTACTGCCCCATCTTCTATAACCTGTATTGCTATTATTTGTACCTCCTATTTCCATAGGAAACACTACGTTCACTCTGTCGGATGAATTGATAGCTAATCCAACACCAGACTCTTGTCTGAAACTACTACCAGAATTACTAATTTGTCTGGTATTTTGTACAGCACCATTAGTGTTAAAGGAAATGAGAATTGTTTTAGTATTATTCTGATTACCTGCACAAATAATAGTATCATCTGAAGCTATAACAACATCATTAAAACAAGTATCTTCATCAGTATCATATGGATGTGGATCGTATACAAAGTACCACCCTAGTGATGCACCTGCTGCACCTAGAAGTTGCATCATAATTCCTGACATTAGCTTACATTTCCTGATACTACGCAGACAGTTCCGCTTATAAATAAAATTGTACAAACTCCTCTAGAAGCAAGCGTCAGACTGTTTACATCTCCGTCTGTTCCTGCAAGATACGCTGTTGAAATAGATAGGGTTATAGTACGATCACCTGATGTATTGTTGAATATAGAAATTGCATCTCCTGCTGCAAAGGTACTGTTAGGAACAGTTACTGATCCACTTGATCCAATGCCGATAAAGTTTCCTACATCACCAACAACCAAAGTATAACTAGATGTTTTATCAGAACCAGATTGAGGAATAGCTCTTACTTTACCATCACCATCACTTACAGTACCACTAAAAGTTGGAGATGCAACAGGGGCTTTTGCGTTTAATTGTGTTTGTATTGCGGATGTTACACCATCTACATAATTAAGTTCAGCAGTTGTAGCAGTAACACCATCTAACAAATTTAATTCTGCTGCAGTAGATGTAACCCATCTAGTATGTTTAGCTCCGCTGCTGTTGATGTAACCCCATCTAGTATGTTAAGTTCTGCTGCTGTAGAGCTTATAGCAACACCACCAATTTGTAAAGCTGTAGAAGCGTTAATGGTAGGTGCAGTTGCAGTACCTGTAAATGTAGGATCAGCAGTAGGAGCTTTTGCTGTTACAGAGTTTATGTCAGATGCACTAACTGTTACACCGTCCATCTTGTTTAGCTCTGCAGCCGTAGCTGTTATTGCTGCACCACCTATCTGTAAGGCTGTTGAGGCATTGATTGTAGGGGCAGCTAGAGTTCCAGTAAACGTTGGACCTGCTACAGGAGCTTTGGTGTCCATCTGTGTCTGCACATTAGATGTAACACCATCGACATAGTTAAGCTCTGCAGTGGTAGCAGTGACGCCATCCATCAGGTTCAACTCTGCTGCAGTTGCTGTTACTCCATCTAATATGTTTATCTCTGCTGCAGTAGACGTAACACCTGTCAATTCAGCAGGAGCTACTGCACCGTCAGCAAGTATATTTCCAGTAGCAACTACGTTTGCTAAATCTCTAGGTTTACCCATATTGTCTATCCTCTATTTATTACGGCTTTGTAGGCCAGTCAGCATCTTCCAAATTAGGCCAGTTCTTATGCGTTGGCAAATCACGTAGAGCCTGTCTGTAGGTCTTCATGTTGTCTGCCATAGTAACATCCGACATAGCAGTCCAATCTGTCTCAGCTAGTTTGCTGTCTCGTGTACTACGATGATCTGCTGCAGTGTTAGCATCTAGTGTAGCCTGATAAGCTTTCTCGTGGTCTGCTTTCGTAGTTGTCTTACCATCTACAGTAGTATCAGCAAACATTTCTTTAGCTACGTACTTCTCAACCCAGTTGCCTTTGCTGTCTTGCTCTACACCATCACGTACACTTGTTTGATATGCACTAGTTGTAGCAGCAGGGCTTGCTAGTACTGGGTCAATGTTCATTGCGTCACAGACATTACTGTTCCACACTTTTGGAAGAGACATATTTTTAAAGGCTGCTCTCCACTCGCCTTGTGTTTTAACTTCACCTGTTTTTCTTTCACGATATTCTGACATTAGTTGATTCTCCTTTCGTCAGTTGATTTATGCGACTGCGTAAAAAATCCATCTACTACCACTACCATTTGCCCAACTGTTTACTATAAAACCACTATTGTTTGGTTCTACAAGGTTTTGGTTTCTAGTTTGTGCACTTGCATTAGTAAGCATAAAAAATCCATCGGCTGAACCTTCTGCAATACCTTGCATCGTATCAAAAAGATACCATTCGTCAGCCGAATCTGCTCTTTTTAATATAATAAATCTAGCACCTGCACTAAAACCACAATCAATAGTTTGAGTAGAACTGCCGTTACCACTATAGCTTCCTACTTTAGATACACCTGATGCAGTAGCAAAAAGATAGGCTACGTAGGTTTGACTTGATTGATTTACTGTATTATCAGTACCTACAGTAAAAACTGATGACGTTGGTGAAGTATCATTAAAACTATGTTCAAAATTAGCTTCTGCGGCATCTTGGTTTAATTCTAAATGATAATCTTCTGGATCAGTACCATTGTTTAAACCTTTATGATACACTTGCCAATTATTTGAAGCACTTCGGTGTTTTATCCACATCATCTCAGGTACTGCACCAAGGCCGTGAGTTACTGTTCTTGCGCTTCCTGTGCCGTTATAAGCAACTATATCCAAATATGAGGGAGCACACTTCCAATTCCAAGTAATAACATCAGCTTGAGTACCCCACCAACCAGCTTTTAAATCAATAAAATTAGTTCCAAAATTCCAATAATTATTAGACCCTGATGCTGCAGCATCATTTAGGTGAGTCCTAAAATAATCTTTCTGTGTTAATCTTGTAATTACATATTTATTAGTACTACTATTTGTATCAAAACCTTCAGTATTAATATTTAAATCTGGAGAAAAACCTAGATCATGAATGTTAGTACCTGCTGAGTTAGAGGCTGCTGAAATATCTATTGCAAAAACCTTAGTAGCATCTTCTGGTACAGCTATTGGGCCTCTGCGTATTGCCATATACAAATAAGATCGACCATTACCATTAGTTTTATCGTCACTAGTCATTGGCCTAAAACCATTTGATTCAACCTGTGCAATATTGTGATTTAACTCAGCAGCATTAGTATTAGCTTTTAAATGGTTTTCATTATATCCAGTATGCAAACCTCTTTCAGTATCTATTATATGCCAACCTTCTGAATTTAAATTTGTATTTTTAATCATTATCCATTGAGGCTGAAATCCTAAGTTTTGCAATGCTCCAGTATCGTTTCCATCGCCAGTATAAGTTCCAACTTTAATAACATCTTGGTCAGAATCAGGACCAAATGTTCCGTCACTATTATTATGTGCAAAAATATAAGCTACGTAAGTTTCACCTGTAGCATTTTCATTATTACCACCCCCAGTAAGTGTAAATTGAGTAGTTGTTGCATTGTTGTAAAATGTAGTTCCAGTAGAACCTGCTTCACCATCTGTTAAATTTAATTGCATGTAGCCACTTACACCTCTGGTCAACACAAGCCAATTATAGCTACTTGATGTGCATTTAATCATAATCATACCAATATTAGTACCTAAATTATGACTGAGTGTTCTAGTGCTTCCTGTACCTGTGTAAGTAACAACGTCAAAAAAATGAGGGGCTTTTCTAAATGTCCAACTGATGTATTCAGCACTACTAGCATTAACCATATCATCTGTGCCAAGTGAAAATCCATTGGAGTTAAATGCAGTTATTGTTTGTGCTTCTGTACTTTGAGAACTATCGCCATTTGACCTAATATGTTTTGTTGCACCTCTTACTGTATCTTGTAAAGTATGATTGGCAGAACCATCACTTTTTTTAGCCCAAACCAACCCACCTTCGCCACTTAGGTCAATGTTATTAGTTATTGTTTTTGCAGAACCAGTTCCTACATACTTAAACGTACTGTAGACTTCGTCTATATCAAGTCCTGCACCACCAACACCAGAGGCTGCTGCTGCTACTATTTTACTTACTGACATACTATTATCCCATTGCCTGTCCTAGAGTGAAGCCGTAGTAGTTACTGCCCCCATCCACTGTAATAAACGCAAATACGTCAATTCCTGCATTTGTAGCAGTTATCGTAGGTGCTGTTGCTGCTGCCCAGTCTACAGTTCCAGGCCAAGTGATTGTTCTTGCAGAACTGTCTTGCACTACCTTCAAGATAAATGCACTGGCTCTGCCACTGGCAGCAGGGTTGCTAAACGTGTAGGTTACATTCTCAGATAAGGTATGTGTAAACACGTTGCCATCTCGTAGGTTAATCGTGGCTGCGTTGGAGCTAGAGGTTACCACTGTGCTTTCCTCTGTCGTGCCGTTGTCAAAACTTACAACACCGTTAGCATCTGCTGTTACAGCTTTAGATGCTGCTGTTAATCCTAGTGTTGCAATATCTAAGTAATTTAACTCAGCCGTAGTTGCTGTCACACCATCAAGTAGATTTAACTCTGTTGCTGTGGCAGTAACTCCATCAAGTATGTTTAATTCAGCAGCAGTAGATGTTACACCATCAAGTATGTTTAATTCGGCTGCTGTAGAAGTTACACCGTCTAAGATATTTAGTTCAGCAGCGGTTGAAGTAACACCGTCAAGTATATTTAACTCTGCTGCTGTTGATGTAACACTAAGATCACTTAGACTAGAAACTGTAGCTCTTACGTCAACCTCTCCACCCATACCACTATGGCTAGAACAGTAGTAGTATAAAGTATCTGGAGCATCTTGCTCTAGTTTAACCTGTGTGTAAGCTCCTGCAGAACCTGGAGTTCCTACTGCTGTTACACCTGTAGTAAATGCACTACCACCACCATGTGTACCGTTTGAGGTTGTACTTAGTAGTAGTGGGTGTCCTGAGTTGCTGCTATCTGACTGATCAAACCTGTATGTTACTGAGGGTGTAAGTAAACCTAGTTGCTGTACTGTTCCATCAAGAGCATACTTGTTACCGCCAGAGTCAACTACAGTAACTGCAATTGTTGCGTAAGGTTGTTTAGCATCTATCTGAGTTTGTACATTTGATGTTACACCATCAACATAATTTAATTCAGCAGTTGTGGCTGTTACACCGTCAAGTAAGTTTAACTCTGTGTTAGTTGATGTAACACCGTCAAGTTTACTTATCGCAATGGCTGCACTTGCGTTAATGTCAGCATTAAGTATAGTACCGTCTGTAATATTAGTACTAGTGACATTAGTTGGTGCAGGTTGATTTCCTATATATGGCATCTATTCTCTCCCTTACGTCTGCTCTAGTACAGAGACTATAGCGTCTGCACTTGAAGCTGTGTTACTTGTAACCTTCAGTATGTCAGTAGTTTCTAGCACTACTTTCTGATCACCGCCTATTGGAACTAATGCTCCCCCTACTGGAATAGTAGCTGCCTTTACTAGAAAGACACTAGCAGAAGCAGAACTGTCAGTTACTACTACATCTACTGTAATAGCAGATGAGTGTCTGTTTGCTACAGTCATGCCTATAACTGTTGATGTTGTTGCAGAAGGTACAGTATAAACACTTGTCTGTGATGTGCCTATTGCTGAACTAACTGCGTTCTTAAAAGTGTTAGCCATTTTTTAATCCTTATCCTAACGCAATAGCAAAAGCAATGGGATCGTCTATCGGAGCAAAACGAGCATCACTTTCAGTTTTTGTATAATGGGTTGATAGCGAGAATGTACCATAAGCTACTAGGTCTAAAATATCTCCTGCTGTAGCACCCGATGCCAGTACAACTGCTGTACCTGACGTAGCAGTAAAGTCTGTACCTGCTAATAATTTTACACCGTTAAGATAAACATCTACAAATCCAGAGTCGTAAGTTATGTTGAATGTAGTCTGCCCACTTGTGGCTGTATAAGTTTGTCTTGATGAAGTTCCGTTTACAGATGATCCTGCTGCAGTAAAACCAGAGCCACCATATACCTGCATAGAGTTTGAGGTAGTATTAAAATAAAGAGTTCCTACTTGAAGAGCATCACCGTCATTGTCTACTGAAGGAGCAGATGACTTAGCACCAAGGTATCTGTCGTCAAACGAATCAAAACTAGCTGCTGCAGAGGTTGCACTAGAAGCTGCTGCAGTTGCACTGTTTGCTGCACCAGTTGCACTTGAGGCAGCGGCTGTAGCACTTGAAGCGGCTGCTGTAGCTGATGTTGCTGCTGCAGTACCTGATCCCAGAATAGTATCAACATATGTCTTAGTTGTCAAGTCTGAATTTGCACTTGGTGTATATGTAGCAGTAATTTTGTTACTACCTGCTGCTACTGCACCTGTTAAAGTACCACCTGCTAATGGTAAGAATGTATCCGTTGCATACTTTTTAGTTGCTGCATCTTGATCTGCTGTAGGATCACCTAGTCCTGTAATCTTACTAGTACCCATAGCTATAGCACCAGACATTGTACCACCTGCAAGTGGCAGCTTGGCAGCTATACTAGTTGTAATAGTTGTGCTAAAACTTGCATCATCGTTGATGGCTGCAGCTAGTTCGTTTAGTGTGTTTAGTGTTCCAGGTGCTGAGTCTACAAGTCCTGATACCTGTGTGTCTACATAATTTTTAGTCGCAGCATCTTGTGCAGAACTTGGATCTGTAACGTTAGCAATTGTTGTACCTGTAACGTCCAGTGTTCCGTTGACTGTTACGTTAGTAAATGTAGATGTACCAGAACTTGCAGTTACGTTACCAGTTACATCACCACTAATGTCACCTGTAATATTACCAGTTATGTTACCTGTGATGTTACCTTGCAAGTTACCAACAAAGCCAGAGCTTGCTGTAACTGTTGTACCTGTTATGGCTGCAGCACTATTAGCCCCGATAATAGTACCATCAATAGCACCACCATTAATATCAACAGTCGCCAATGTCGCTTGACCAGATGTAGAAACAGTTGTAAAGCTAGCTGCCGCAGCACTAGAAGCACCAATTGTTGTGCCATCCACATTACCGCCATTAATATCCACCGTAGCATGAGTTGAAGTTCCTGTAGTTGTTAGAGCTGTAAATGTACCTGCTGCTGCTGTAGAAGCACCTATTATAGTACCATCTATATTACCACCATTTACATCTGCTGTAGTTACTGTTGTAGTACCTGTAGCAGTAAGGTCAGTAAACGTAGCTGCACCTGCGGATGCTGCACCTATTGTTGCACCGTCTATTGCACCACCGTTAATGTCTATGTTAGAGAATGTAGCTGCCCCAGTTACTGTAACAGAGTCAATGTAACCTACACCGTCAACATAAAGGTCTTTAAACTTTAACGAGGATGTACCAATGTCAATGTCATCATCAGTTACAGGAACAATAGCACCGTCTTGTATACGTACTTGCTCTACTGCAGATCCACCTACCTCACTAAAGAAACCTACTCTATTGTTAGTAGTATCTATTACAACTTTGTTTAGTGCATCACTGTCAGCTATTAGAGGTACGTAACCACCTTCAGTGGAACTACCGTCATGCTTGTGTCCAGTAGCTAAAGCAAAAGCATCTCGTAGAGCATTATACTCTGCGTTTACTGGTGCAGCTTTAATAACCGCATTAGCGATAATATCAGCTGCTGATTGTCTTGAATAACCTGCCATGTTATAACCTGTCTCCTACCCCAAATGTAATCACTAAGCCTTGTATACTGTGTGATGCATCTGTGTCATTAGTTACGTATTTTAAAGATGCGGATTTACCTGATCCTGATATATTAGTTCTTTGTACTGGTGATGGATTACCATCAAATATTGCAGTGCTATTATATGTAGCTTCGTTAAAAAAGCTGCAGCACCTGCTGTTGATAAATTAAAGTTAGTTGGATTTAGTGTGTCTACATCTTCATAGTCATATACAGCCGACATAACTATTGTGTTATCACCTTCAGAACGTAAGTATGTAGCTACGTTATAAAATATTTTACGTTGCTCTGGATCTTGCATATGAAAGAAGGGAGTTTGAAAAATACTAAATATTGGATCTCCTCCAAAATTATTACCCACTTCTTGCTGCTGTACTTTACCTGCTGAAGTACCATGTATAACAATTTCGTTTTGTCCTATGTAACCACTAGCTGCACATGTAGCTGTAATACCTAACATCTGACTGTATTCAAACTGTAGACCGTTAGGTGTTTGTCTAAAACCGCCTATAATACCTTGAGTATCACTACCTGCAAAGAAATATCTAAACTGTGTCTTTTGTCTTATAACTACTGCATTTAAACCTTCTAGATCAATATCAAATATAATATCTGTAAAAATAGACTGAATGTTTTTAGATACTGTTTCTAGATTAACGTCACCAATCTTAGCTGTACCTGAAATAGGACGTAAGCCGTCTTGAGATAAGAATAATAAGTCACCACCTATTTCTATAACACTATCTGTAGCTAGACATCCAAGGTCATCTGTAACAGTTTCTGAAGTACAAAGTTAGCTAACGCAGTTCCTGACAGTTTTTTAATATTAGTCGAACCAAATATAAACAACTCGTTTCTAAATGACTTAATAGCAACTATAGGAAAACCTACATTTATAACTCCTGCACCATTACTTGCATGCAAAGTCTGTTTCTGCTAGTGGAGCACTAAAAAAGAGTTTAGTTGGGTGTGCAGGATCTCCTGCTAAGAATAAATGATTTTGAAATATTGCAGAAAACTTAGGATCTGTAGGAGCACTGCTATGGGTAATCTGTGTATATGTTGTGCCATCATATGTTGATGCAGGGTTTATACCATCTGTTAAAACTACTTTTGGTGTACCAAAGTTAAACTTAGAAAACCTAACCTTAGTTACCCCTACCATTGTAGGTGAACCTGCAGTTGTTACAGCATCCCAAGCTGAACTAGAGGTATTCCATTTATGTAAGTAGTTGTTACCTGATGATGGTTTTCTACAAGCTAGTATGCCATCGTTTATACCGTCAGCTACACAAACACCTAGTACACTTCCTGTTCCTGTAACTGTGCCATAGTTATTAGCAAATCCATTTATCTTTCTGTAGCCACCAGTAACAGCAGGTTCATAGTTAATTAAAGAGATAGCAGATCCAGGTTGGTTCTCACCCTGAGATAACACATCTCTGCTAGTATTTAGTCCTCCTTGACAGAAGACTTTAAAGGAAGCTAAATTTTCTGGCATTACACAATACTACTAATAGTGTTACTAAATGACTTGTTTCGATGTATTACCGTTGACCTAACATCTAGTGGATCATCTATAAGTATCGTCTCATAGATTTATACCATCTTGAAAGTTTTGTTGATGTATTGCAGCACTTTGTTCATTAGATCTAAATCTCATCATGTACATCATAGCACCATCAATAAGTACGTGATTAAATCTATCTGGTATATCAGATGTATCATTAAAAGCAGTTAAGTCTGCAGGAAATGAAAAGTATACATATTCTACTACATATGCTATCGTTTGGTACAGGTGTAACACCAAACTTTGCTTCTAATGTTTGATAGACACGTTGTGGTGCAGATATACCAGAACCATTTGTGATCACCTTCATCATCTAAGTCCACGATACCTTTGAGTATACTCATCATATGATATTGTAGGAAGTGGTCTAGGTGTATTGTCTGCAGATCCTAATTTTTTCAATATAAAAGGTATCCCAGTCTACAGTAGCAAAATCAGCAGGAAAGTCATATTGCCTTGTAGCTGCTGTTAATGTTTGTATTTGTTGTTTTTAAGAATGGAAACTCTTGTCCTGTTTGTATTATATTTCTAATGGAGTTATTAATAGCATCTTTAGCTAAGTGCCTGAACATTACGTACTGTAGTAAAGCCATCACCTGCTGTATCTAACGTAACTTCGTTTAAACGAACAAGAAGTTGGTTGACCAGTGTTATGTAAGTTGCCATAAAAAAATCCCTTAGATAAGCTTAAAGGGGCAAGTTTCCCTGCCCCCTAAGTTAGTTATGCAAGTGCATCACGATCTACTTCATTAGCAGTACCGTCATTACCTATATCTGTGCAATCCATCATCCATGCCCAAATTCGGATCTTGCCTGTAGTAACAGCACCACCAGACAATGTTGCAATTGTCATGTCGATGTTGTCATCAGCTACAGCCATTAATGGTTGGAATGCCGCAGGGTTCTGTGCAACTACTGCTGCTGCAGATGTACCATCAAATCCATCTACAAAACAATCGGCATCAGCCCCTGTTCCTAGATCTAGAGTTAATGTAGAACCGTCAGAAGCTGTGTTCCTTTTTTGACTGCAATTACTGGAACGACATCAGAAGCTGCAAGAGCAGAACCTTTGTCAGACAAAGCAGTTGCTAGATTCAAAACAGTTTGAACCATGTAGGGTTTTCTACCTGGGTTAGCATTGGCTCCCCGAGCAGACTGAAGTGTATTATCACCTAAAGCCATAATTCAATCTCCCCTTACGCTGCGTTATATTTAGCAGTTACGATTGCTTCTGGACGAAGAATCTTTCTGCCGTATAGATGCATACCACGAACAATGTCAGCAAAGCTGTCAGGGTCACGATATGTTTCAGTCTTACTGATCTGCTCGGCAGTTGCTACTGCTGAGTCATGACCTGCAACGATAACACCATAGTTAGTGTTTTGGTTTGCAGAACCTGCAGTTCCTGAACCTGTACCTACGTGAAGGAAGGTTGAGGAAGTATAGAGTCTGAAGCCATGCAGGTTGTTCAGTACTAGACCATTACGTAGAGCACCTGATTCACCGTAATCAGCGTTTAAGAACCGTGAATCTTCATCGGCTAAGATTTCCATGAATACTGGGTCAACAACAAGCCATCTACCTTGTGAATCAACTTGTTGTTGATCAACAAACGCTTCATACGTGATACAATCATCGCAGGTGAAACAGTTGCTGTTGGTAGTGCAGTTGCACCTGGTAAACGTGCTGCTACAGGAATTGAATGATCTCCTGCAGAAGACGTTGTGATGTTACCAAATGAAGACTTGATAAGTTTCATTGAAGATAACAACTCGTCTGAACCTGCAGTTGCTACAGCTTTTGAACCATTTGTTTGGTCATTAACTGTGTCAGCATCAGTGTGTAGTGCAGACTGTTTGTAACCTGATAGATAGCCAAGAACTTCTTGGTCATGCTGATCAGCTAAACGATATGCTGCACGATTAGTTGCAAGATCCATAAAGTTGACATGTGAATGAGCTTCCTCAATATCGTCAATCTTAAAAGCATAGTAGTTAGCTTTATCAACGACTAGAGAAAAGTCTTCATCGTCAAGATCTTGTGCTGACCTGTGTACCACGAGCATATGAGCTCACTGAAATTTCAGGTTCTTTGATAATTTTCACCGTATCACCTTGGGCAGCTATCTCCCCAAAATAATCAGAGTTGGTGATGTCACCACATACTGTACTCTTGCGGAAAGCAAGTTGTACTTTTTTGGAGTATATGATACTGGAAAAGTTACCGTTAGGTAAGTTACCGTATCCTCCTGCTGTTGTAAAAGCCATGATAAAATCCTCCTGATATTTGGCTTGAATTAAGCTTAAACATCTAAAAGAGGCTGTACGTTTTCTAGGGTGCAGTTAATATTTACAGTTGCGCTAACAAATACCACTGGGCCTATACTTGAACAGGTAGTTCTTCTTAGTTTAGACTTTTATGAATTTGAGTATGACAAAAGGTAGTCAAAGTGAGGCTTTTGTCAATATACCCATAGTTATACTGCTGAAAATTGATTTGTCAACAGTTTTATCTAGCTTTGCCAGATACATCGTAAACAAATTTACCCGAACGGATAGCTTTGTTAATTTCGTCAGATCGTTCTTCAAATTCCATATCGGACATTTTTGCAACTTCTGACTCACGAATTGCGTCATTTGCATCTTCTACATCTACTTGTGTCTTAGTACGTTTAGTTACAGTAGAAGCTGCATGCTTTTGCTTTTGCTTTCTTTGCACTCTTAGTAAGACCTTTGTCTACTTTGTATAGATCTATAACACGAACTACAGAAGCAGGGTCATCTGAGTTTTCATATAGTGCATCTTGTACCCACTTAGGTTGTTCATCAACCCAAGTATGAAACTCATCTGATGCACGTAAGTCATCAAAGTCTTCATGAGATTTACGTATAACATTTTCAGCTTTAGTTCTTTGAGCTTCTGTTTGAATTTATCAAACTCTTGCATACGAGCTTCAGCTTTACTAAACATCTCTTGAGCTTTTTTAGCAGCAATAGTTTCTACAATACCTGCTACGTCTGGATACTCTTTAGCCCACTCTTCTATATCTTCATCAGACTTAGGTGGTACAATAGATTCTTTTTCTAATCGTTTTTCAAAGGCTTGAAACTTTTCGTCCCATTCTTTTTCCTTATCTTGCATGTGGCGTCTTAGATCACCGTAACGTTTTTTAAAAGATTTTTCTTCAGCAGATAACGTTTCTTCTTTAACTTCTGTATCGGCCTCTTTTTCTTTGGAAGCTTCTTTTTCTGGTTGCTGTTCTTCGTCTTCTTCTCCACGTTGTTCAGCTTCAAGTTTACGAATCTCCTCTTCTTCAGCTTCCATTCGGCTACGTTTCTTTTCGTGATTGTAACCTCTGTCAACAAATCCTGCTGTCTTTTGTGTTTCTACTTCTGCTAGTTCAGGCATATTTTTTCCTTTTCTGTTGGGGTCAGCCGAAGCTGAGTAGCCTTATTATTTTGTACCAGAAGGATTTTGACTTGATGCTGAAAGTGATTTTTCTAAATCAGCTACATTTTTTGCTGTTTGTACTGAATCAGTTGAGCTTTTTATATAACTATCTTTATTTTTCTGCAATTTGTTAAAAGCTTGTCTAGCTTTTTGTTTTCTGCTGTCTCCTGCTTGTTTAGATTTTTTACTATCAAATCCTTTGCCTTTTTTATAATCTGAAACTGTGTTAATATCAGGTATATTTTTAAAACCATCTACTTCATACTGATATTTTGCTACGTTGTTAGCATGTTTGTTTGCTGTTGGGAATATTTGATCAAGAAAATTTATTAAACCCCCCGCTTGTTTTTTATACTCCATAATTTCTTCGCCAATTGTTTCAGCCAGGTCATCATGACCTCTGGCATCTGCAATGATTTGAGCTGCTTGCATATCCTGTAAGTTTTTTAATCCTTTACCTACTTGAAATGCTGCTACTAATGCTGGACCTGTTGAACCTAAAAGCATATAACCTGCACCTTGTAAAAACCTACCAGTACTAGAGTCTATGTTACCACTTTTAGCATCGTCTACAAACTTTCTAATAGCAGCAGGGTCGTCCCAATTTACCTGTGCTCCCCAAGGTTTATCTTCTTTTTCCTCTCCACCTGGAGGTGTTATTGTAGGATTACCACCACCACCACCTCTTTTAGATCTATACATATTGTATTCAGCTAGAGTCATAGTGTATTTATCGGCTATTGCTTTTTTTCTTTCTACTTCACTATTTACAGTTCTAGTCTGACCAGATGTATTATATAAGGTAATAGGAGTAAAAGCTTTAACTTCAGTTTGTTGTACACCCTGATTATTATTAGTATTACTAGTAGAGTCAAATATTGTAGAACCTAATGGAATACCTGTGTAATTTTGATCTATAGCAGCTTTTCCTTGATCTAGAAAATCCTGTCCGACTTGAGCTGATGTTTTACCACCTAACATATCAGCCTCTACATCACCACCCCCATACATCATTACTGGATTACCTACAGCTTTAGCAGGTGGTTGTTCAAGAAGTTCTTGTTGTGCTTTGTAAGCATTTACAGAACCCCCTTGAGACATACCCATCATCTCTTGTATAGCTTGCATTTCTTCTGGAGATAACTCTTCGGTATTCATTGGTCCACCTGCAGGTACAGGTTCTCCGCCTATTCTACCATTCATTTCCATCTCTTGCAAGCCCATTTTTGCTCTTTTTCGCAAATCTTCAAAAAACTTTACACCATAATAACGAACAACATCAGCAGGAACTACATACTCACCATCAGACAGCTGTGCAGGTATATCATCTCGTACTTCCTCAGCCATAGAACCTGACGGTATATCATTACCTGAGACTGGATCTACATCCATACCATCATCTGTTAGACCACCTTCATCCATAAAAGCCATCTGCATTTGTTTATCCATCATGGCTCCACCTTTATTTAATCGTTTGTTGTACCAGTAAGTTTCAAACTCTTCTCTTGTAGGATTTTTTTCTTTAAGAAAGTTTATTACTTGAAGCATTGTATTTTTAGTTACAACAGGTTCATTTGCTGTACCTTTTGCGTCAATATTTTGAAGCACCTTATCAAAAGCTATTTCTTCACCACCTTTAAACTTAATTATACCGACTTGTATTTCTCTTCCATCTACCTCGTAACCTCTAGTGATAAACTCAGATCGTCCTTCAGGTCTTGGTTCTGGTTTAACATTGGGAAATGATTTATCCATAGATGGTCTAGGCATTGGTTTAGTTTCAAATGCTCTTTCTCTTTCAGCTTGTTTTACAAAAAACTGATCTCCTGCTTCATATCTCGGAGATATGTCAACTCCATCTATTGGTTCTGGTCTCATCATTGCGCCTCCTTCGGCAAATCCAAATAAACTTTTTATTTTACTAAAAGCACCTTCTTGGGATCTAGTATCTGCTAAATCTAATATATCAAAATTATCACCGTTTTTAACTAGATCACTATTTTTTATAAGATCAGGTATAGATTTTTTTAAGACTGGGTCATTAACTGTAGGACTAATAATTTCAAGATATGCATATGGTATGTTAAAATCACTCATTTCTTCGTCAGACTTATTAGGTCTAGTATCTTTAATAACAAGTGTATCGTCTGTTTTATTTAAATCACTACGTTTAACTTTTTGTGTTTTTACAAAAGCTAATTTTACTTTTACAGTTTTTCCGTTTGGAAGTGTATAAGAAAAAGTATCTCCACGTTTAAGATTTTTTATCTTTTTTAATTGAGAATTATTTTTAGCAATGTTATCTAAAAGAAATTTAGTTTTTTCATCTTGAATTTTTGCTTGACTAATTCCTTTTTCTTTTAATTTTAAAAAAGCTAAATATTCTGGATCACTTAAATCTTTTGCAGGTTTCATCTTATCTAATAAATGATATTTAAATTCACTTAAATCAATATCAATTTTTGCATCAACTACACCTGGATCAACTTTTCTATACGTTTGTCTTCTGCGATAGCCAGGATCTTCTTCAATTAAAGCTTGTTGTGCTGTTTCATCTAAACTGTCTGTAAAATCTTCAAGTTCCCTATTTTTAATTACATCTTGTTTTACCTCTAAAGGATAGCGTAACTTATTTTGAGCTTGATCAAGATTTATTTCTGCTACATTAGCATCTAATTCTCCACTTACCCCTCTATAAATTCTATCTTCAATATACCCTATTGCTACCTTTGTTTTTACATCATTTTGAAAACTGTTTCTTAGGCTAAGTAAACCATCACCTAATTTTTTTAACGTAGGGTCAGACCCTGGTGGAAGATCAAATATATTAGGGGGTAAACCTGCTTTTTTTACAGCATCGTTAAACTTTTTTATTACTTCGTCTTCAGTTGTAAATAACACATTTCCTACTTTAAGTTTTTTATCTGATAAAAAATCTGATAATAAAAAATCGGTATTAACCTTATGCTCTAAAGCAGAACCTTCAATCTCCTCATATATTTTTTTTCTTTGATTTCTCTGATATTGAAGATTACCAACCAACATGTCTGAATGTTTTTTTGTTACTTCAATAGGTATACTTGAAGGACTAGCACCTGGAATAAAACCTTCATACTCTTGTATTGCATGTTGTATTTCATGAAATAGGGTAGTTTTAAAAGATGCATTATTACCTAAATTAGATACATCAATTCCCCTATCTGAATTTACATTTATTTTTATTAGATTATCACCCCCATAAAAAGATCCTAAAGATGGCATACCACCAGTAGTCGGGTTTGTTAATCTATTTTCAAATTGAACGTTAATATTTTTTAAATGAGGATACCTTTTAAATAACTCATCATGTGTTAAAATATCAGATAGTTTTAAAGTTTTGTTTTGATTAATACCCAGATTTTTAATTTGCACTTTAAAATTTTTAAGGTCTAATTTAGAATTTTTATCTGATAATTGATAACGCCATTGTCCATCAGAAGGGTCAATATACCAACCTGTTTGATCGTAAACTTTCTTATTTACAACTTTAAAATTTTTAGGGTCTTCACCACCTTGTTTTTTAAAAAGATTTCTAGCCTTATTAAAATTACTATCTTCTCCAGGAGTTCTTAAAGAAAAACTCCCGAGAAGAGAAGGAGTTTTAGTTGGATCTACATAAGCTCTATCTGCAACATCTACAGCTTTACTTATTGTTTGTTTTGCAGACGCTGCTGCTGCATCTGCTACATCATCTATTAAACTTAAATTTTTTAAACCACCACCTACAAAAGCTTCTGGCATAGCACCTAAATCTCTAGCAAAACGGCCTTTGTTATTTTCTGACATAAAAGGTACAGAGTCTGCTACAGTTCCTACAGTAAATTCATATGCAGCTTGGGTTGCTAATAAACCACTAAGACCTATATCTTTAAGATAATCCATTGATCTATTGTAAGCTGTAAGTAATTTAGGATCATTAGGATCTACATCAATTATACCTGCATCCATAAATCTTTTTCTAGCTTGCTCCCAAGTATCAGAAGCAAAGTCTGATGCAGTAAAATCCTGCTCTGGAGATGGCAGATATTCATTATCCATTTATATCGCCATTAATATCATCCTGGTGGATTTCTCAGCTTGGAACTTTTTTAGTATCTCAGCTTGTACTGCAGCTTCTGCCATATTGTTGACAACTTTATCAGGATCAAGATCCATAGACTTAGCAATCTCACGAATAATGTAATCCATCTTAGCAAATGGTGCTAGTACTGGATTCTGTACAACTTGTAAGAATTGCATTAGTCGTTGGCTACGTACTTCATTAGCCATTAAGCTTTCTGTACCACGAGCTTTTACATCAAGATCACCTTTGATATCTTCGTCAAAGTCAAACTGCATATTAAAATTAAAGAATGCTTTACCTAAAGGGCCAAGTAAGTAGTCATCTACATTCTTAACTACATTACGAATAGAACCGTTAGCAGCAGACATAAGCATACTAATACCAGAAGCAGTACGACCTACACCTGATACACCTGTTTGACCATGTGCGAAAGAAGGAAAGCCTGTTGATTCATCTGCTAGTACACTTGCTTTATCAAACATCTGCATGTTTTCATTAGATACGTTTGGAAACTTAGTTCCAAAGATTGCTTGTCCAGGTGCCCCTCCCTGTCTCCTAAACACTTTTCCAGGGATACACGGAGAGGTCTTGACCTGGGACGAAGTTAGTTTCGTCTACCTCTATGATCATATTACCAGATAAAGCAGCATTATCTACAGCCATTCGCATAAAGCCATTCATAAGTGTTTGAGTATCATCCATATTCTCAGCAATACCTACACCAAAGAATACTATAAGGGATTACTTCATAAGGTACAGCATAGTATGGAATTAAGAAGGTGTAAATGGATTCATTACAAACGTAGTACTTGACCATTACAAATCCAGATGTTTACACTTAACTTGATCCGCATCTTCTAATTCTTTCTGGAATATCTACATCATGTCCTTCTAGAACTTCTGTATCTACATTACCCCAAAACTCTAGAACCTCAAAACGTTCTGCTTTATCTTCTTCAGAGTCATCTTCCATAGCTTGTTCCCACCACTCTTTAGTGTAGGATTCACCCAAGTTTAAAGCTGTATCTATAGCATTCTTACGGAAATAAGGACGTTCTTTAAACGCACGTATTTGAGTACGTGACATCTTGTGACGTTCTATTACGTACTCTGCTTCATCCATATTAGCTGCATCTGGATCTGGATAGAAGTTCCATATAGATACAGATGAGTTTGAGGTACTGTTTTAAACAGAGGTGTATATTCACCTTCTTCATATTTAGGATATTCTTTATCTACAGCAAACGGCCCTTTCATAACTCCTGTACCAAATAAGGCACATTCAAAGGCAGCAACACGTAGTTGTTTGTTTGCATTAGACTCTTCTAATTGATCATGGATTTTCTTTTCCATCTTCTTTGCAGAAATCATAGCAGGATGTATAGTAATTTCAGTAGGAGTTCTACCTTACCTTCTTCAAGTATATCAGCTACAGGAGCTAACTTACTTTTAGAACCACCTAAACGTTCTTGTAAATCTATTACAGTTTCACCTGGACTTTAACTGCATATCTTCTCCGCCAAACTCTTCTTTAGCTTTTACGCATGTCATCATTTGATTCAAAGAATACTGAGTCTGCTACACCTTCAGGTAATGTAGTAGGATCAATGTAATTGGAAACTTATTATTACCAAACAGTACTTCTACTATCTGACCATATGCAGCAAGAACTTTAGTCTTAGTAACCTTTACAAATACACGAGACTTTTCTGTAGAAGTAAACTGTACATCTGGTCCATATAAACCACGATAGTTTCGGTAAGCTTGTACCCAACGTTTTTCTTCAGTCTCACGAGCAGTGGAAGCTTTACTATAATGATTTTGTACAAACCAACTACAGTGACCTGAAAGTGGATCAGAATAATTATCTTCATCCATGTCTTCTATAGCATGAGCCTCTACTGAGTCCATTGCCATGATCATTCTTCAAAGAATTCATCTTCTTCCATTGCTTTTCCTTAATATCCAAATGTTGGGTCTGCTGCTTGAAAACCTGACGTTGTGATGCAGGATCAAAATCAAATAAACTACTTCTAGGTCTTGTCATTATACCATATCTTAATGCATCATACAAGTGGTCTTCTGCGTGTGTATCTACATCTTCTGGATTCTTTTTATCTAAAGGTATAGAAGGTAACTGAGATATAGATTAGAACAATGTATTAAAAAATACTAGTCTTGGTTCTTCTGTAAACTCATCTACCTGCAATCTTCTGTGTAATTCGTTCTTACCTGCTACACGAGATCCTTTTGATCTATCTGAAGGTCTCCACCTACATCCACGCAAAATCATTTGTTCTGCTAGAGCTTGGGCCAGTATCTCCACGTTTATGCCATAAGAGAACTATCAAGAACTCCATAACGTATTTTTCTCCTGCTTCAACATCTAATATCATATCAGCTAAATCAGTAGCTAGTACCTTTAGATACATACAGTTCTCTGATAAACAATTAGTTGTTCATCAGGTGCTACAGCAAACCAAACAACTCCAGTATAAGAACCATAACCATAGTCACATGCTCTAAACTTAACCCAGTTAGAAGGTATCTCAAAAGGTTCAACTACATGTATGTTCCTATTAAACTCAGGAAAAGCTGCACCTTCATTAATATCCCAATCACCTTCAAGTAGTTGTCTACGTTGATGCTCAGGTAACGACAATAGATTGGCTTCGTATACATACCATCATCAGATAAGTAGGGATTATCAAACAAAGTGCAGGTATAAACCTACGTTTGAATAGAGGTTCACCTTCTTTACTGTGACCTTTAGGCCATTCAATCACATTCTCCTGTTTCAGGATCTGTAGCCCAGAACGAGCCTTATTAGGTACTTCAGGGTCAATAAAAGTTCTTCTTTACCCATTGATGACCTGGACCACCTGGGTTGCTAGTTGCTCTCATATGGAGAGGTAGACCTGATTGTTTAGTTGTACGTAACCGTGAACGCATATAGTTCCAAGGATAAGGTGTAGGCCATTGTGTAAGTTCATCAAAGCCAATCCAGTTAAAGGCTTGACCTTGGTATCTCATAACATCATCATCTCTGTCTAGGTATGACATCCATAATGTAGCACCTGATGGAGCTACCCAAGTCTTATCTCTTTCCATAAACTTAATCCCAGGTATAGCTTTGGGATAAAGCTGTTTACTTACAGATATAAGTTCTCTTAACTCTTCTGTACTTCTACGTACAAGTAGCATCGTGCATGAGGATTGTTTAAGTACCGCACAGGGTCTGCAATCATAGCATAAGACTTACCACCACCTGCTGCTCCACCATAAAGTACCTCTTGTTCTGTAGCTGCTAGGAAATCTGTCTGAGGGCCAGGGTTAGGCTCAAAGATAACTTCTTCTAGCCTTTTCTAAGTCTATTGGTTCAGGCTTTACGGTTGTGCTGGAACTAACTCCTTTGAGGACTCTTGTAACCGATACTTTGGGTTTCAAGCTTTTCCGCTTTTTGTAACGGCTTTCTTTGTACCTTTTCTGCGATAGTAAGCGTTGAGTTGAAGCTTCGTTCTTACGTTGTTGTTCAATTTTTACCCTTTGTATAAACCTACATGAGAGATATATCGTTCAGAACTGAGTACTAAGCCAAGCTAGCTACTTCTCTGTAGGCTGTATTGCTTTAAGGTACTTCTTAGCTTTTCGAACAATTCTAACTCTTTTGGAATTGGTAGTAGTATATCACAATCGTGGGGTCTTGTCTATAGCCAAATGGTATAAGTCTACCAACTCTTACAACTGGTTGCCACTCATATTCACCATCTACCGCTTCTGGCTTAGGTAATTGCCAAGTTCTATTCGTCTTCATCAGATTTCTGTGGTAATATAAATAAAGGACTCTAGCTGCTTTATACCTCTACCTTTTCTGTTTTAACAAAACCAGCTACTATCTAAAACATCTTTTGCAGCTGTCATCTTTTCTTTATTACCTAAGTCTGTTGGATTGTTCATAACCTCTAACATAGAGTATGCAGCTTTTACAGCTGATGAACTAATAAACTTCTTAGTTAGATCTGCAATTTCTTCTGCCAGAGACTCTGCAATAGCTTTTGTAGCTACCCCATCTGCATAACCTGCAAGTTTTCTAGCTGTAACTAGATTACCTCCAGCTTCTTCAAACAGTACGTCTAAGAACTTCTGTTGTTTTTCTGTTAAGTTTCTTGCCATTATGCCACCATATAAATTATAAAACCTAAAGTACCTGCACCTACTAAAAGAATAACACCTGATATACCCCAAGTAATTATTGCTTCTTGTATCTCTGCTTTACGATACTCTTGTTCTTTCTTTTGTTTACGTATTCTACCTTCAGTTGCTACCAACTCATCCCAAACAGATGGGCCATAGGTAAAACTAATCCAGTCTTTTAGTTCTTGCCTCATAGCTTGAGCTTTCTTTTTAGCAGTGAATATTTCTAAAGCTTCTGCTTCAACAGAACCCCCTAATGATTTCCACCAAGGGGGGTTCTTGTTTTTCTGCTCTAAGTAGGACAGGTCGCTCATGCTGCTAGCCCACTGATTTAGTTGACCACCCATTTCTTGAAGATCTTTTCCGAACTGGAAACCTTTCTTCAACGCATTGAACGCTACGGTAGCTCCACCGATTATTGTAACTGGGTCCACGAGCCTCCTCCCAAAGTACTCCTAGTATCATTAAAGAAGTTATTGTGCTTTTCAAAGAGCTTTACCTGTTAGTAAAACCCTTTCTATATCACATCTACCTATTCCTAAGTCTCGTAGTTCTCTATCAGTCATTCTATAAAGTTGCAAACGTGCAATCTTACGTCTAGCTGATTCTGTTCTTGCTTCTACTATTCTATTAAATAATTTTTAAACATTTTCTACTCCTATGTTAGCCCTATCTGGACAGGAGTAGTTATACTATATTTTACAGTAACTTACTACAGACAAAAATGCAAACCCGTTATGACTTTTTAACTACCTTAGTAGTCCAAGCTTCATTTACATCTGGGGTAGAAGGATCATCTCCAAGAAGTTGACCCTTGTCATTACGAGCACGTACTTTTACTTCTTTTGTATCTTTTACAAAATCTAATACGGCAGGATCTTTAGTGTGCCATTCTCCACGGATATACTCCGCAAGAACAGCACCGTATTGGTCTACGACCTTATCACCATCTAGTTTCATTTTCTGCCACCACTTCCAAATTTAACTGTAGGTTTTTCTTTTCTTCTTTTTCTAACTCCAGGGACTCCACCACCTTTACTTAGATCTTTAATGTAAAGGCCTAGTTTAGTTAATGAATCTAAAATTTCATCTATTTTAGAACCTGGATTTTTATCTACTTTTTTATTTCTTAGTTCAGCTAATTTTTTCTTTGTGCTTTCTAATCTTTTACTTGCAGCTTCACGTTCACCGATACTTATTTTCTTTATATCGGAATCAATCTTTTTTATCTTATTTGTAACAGCAGCAGGTATTTTTAAAGGTCTATTTCTAAAAGAGGGGGTACGTTTTTTAGAATTAACAGGAAGTAATTTTGTCACTGTAATTTCTTCTGACCTAACTATTTCACTAGGTTTAGCTATAGGAGGTTCACCTGAACCTGGACGTTTTTTAGGCTTTACAGTCTTTTTAGCAGCACCTGACTTTGGTCTAGGCTTAGGTTTAGTTACCTTTTTCTTTGCCTCATCTTCTTTTGTATTAGTAGTATATCTTTTACCTTTCCAGGTAAAAACTTTACCTGAACCTTGTGCTTTACGTGCAGCTACAAAAGCTTTCTTAAAGCTCATATCATCGTATTTACCTGCCAAAGTCTTTCTTTATTTATAAGTATTCTTAGCTCTTTTAATACCTGTATTAAGGCCAGAAGACTTAACCATTCCGCCTACGTTATACATAGCAACTCTGCCACCTTTAGCGTAAGCTTTCTTTTTCATATTAGCACCACCTTTAGCCATGCCTTTTTTCTTCATACTAGCTCCGCCCATTGCGTAACCTTTTTTCTTCATCATAGCACCACCTTTAGACATACCTTTTTTCTTTTTCTTATCCTTAGCAGCTTTTGCCATAGGTTCTTTTCTGTCTCCATCTCCATCTATATCTGGATAATCTGGTCTTTTACTCATTGTTCTTCCTCACTATATAAATTGTTAAATACTCGTTGCGTATCCCAAACATAGTCTACGTTTTCTTTCGAGTTATAAATATGTTGGTTAGGTCTAAAATCTGGAGCACCTTGTCCAGTTTCAAACCATGCAGGGTGAGTTACTCTCACTCTATTATTGGGCAACGCAACCATGTTACCTGTGTATTCTCCTGCATCTAACAACTCAAGTACGTGAGATTGTTTATGTTGTGCAGGGTCATCTGCTACTTCGTTGTCTGTGTAGTCAACAGTGAAGTAATACTTTGCAGGGTAGAACTCACCATCTATTTTTGCTATCCAAGGAGCAGGTGAGGCTCTTTCTAATTTATATACTGAGTGTGTATGCGACATACAATCCCAGGGTTGTGCTAAGTATGGTGGTAGCTCTGTAGGCCATTCTTCTAGGGGGGTATCTGCCACTAAAGCTACAAGAGGTAATCTAGCCCACATCGCACCACCATGTATATTGGGGCTATCATCATGATCAGACTCGCAGCCTGTAAAAATAACTTGAAAGCTGAGAGTCCTATTTGGCATAGTAGTAACACCAATGACCATGCAATGTAAGAACTCGCCATGATACTCTTCTAAATTTTTTGTATATTCTCTACGTACCCATGCTTTGAAGTACGGTATGTTACTTTGTAGATACGCCATCTTTCTTGTGTTTCCTTTTCAACTCTGCTTTAGCTTGTTTAAAGACATTTGCAATTGCTGTCTTTCCCATAACTTTAGCACGTTGTTCGGCAACTGTCAAGATTTGTATTTTTCTTGCGTAAGGTTTGTCTAATCTTTTTTACTTTAGCTACTGTAGCTTTTGCATCAGCCATAGTAGCAAACTTAATTGACACCGTATCTTTAGGATTCTCATCCGTATATAGTCTACGTCCAGACCCTTTAGGTTTTTTACCTGTTCCTACTTTTGGATCTGGTTTCTTTGCCATGTTTATTTCCTAAAGGCTCTGGTTTTCTTTGCGATCTTTTTAGGTTGAGCCACATGCTGCTTACCTGCCGCCTTGCCTTTTCGTTTAGCTCTGGTTGTAGCGGCATACTCACTGCTGCTAAGAGACTTAATAGCCGCAGAAGGTAGATAACGTTCACCAGTCTTAGAACTAGGCTTGCCACTCTTGGTACGCCACTTTTGTTTTGTCCAATTTTTTAGGGACTTTTGGGGAGCCTTCACTACTTGTAGCCTCCGCCTTTTGCTTTGTACTGTTTAGCCAACATCTGAGCTTTTCGGGCTGACCATTGACCTGGGCCACCGCCTTTACCTCCAGCTTTGATTGAGTTGAATAAACTCTTGCGCATCCCAGGCTTGGTATAGTTACCTGCTTTGTTACCGTACTACCACCTTTAGACATCCCAGTTACTTTTTTCAAAGCCTTTGCTTGTCCTGCGTGAGCTTTAACAGTGGATTTCTTCTTCATGTTAGCCATAGTTCTATGCCTTACAGTTACAATCTGCACCGCATTTAATGTTTAATAGTGCACATGCAATTCTTTTTAAATATCTTCCAAACCATTTAATTACTCTCATAATGAAACTCCCATATTTATTTTTTTACATTCTGGTACTGCTAGATACCCTTGTTCTTGAAAGTACCTAGCTACTATTAGTGCTTCTTGAGCACATGCTTCCTCTGTAGGAAATGTTGCTTCTGTTTTAGCCATTACCTCGCAAGTTAATGCAGAAGGTCCAGTACAGAGAAGCATAAAGGCTATCCACATTAGAAACTGACCATAGCCCCTACTGTTACGTCACCAAACTCTAGGTCTGAATCTGTAGATACTTCAGTATATAAATTAATATAAGTGCTAGGTATCTCATACTTTGCAGTAAAGTCTAGACCTTGAAAGATGTCTCCTTCGTCTAGCTCTAACATATCAATATCAGTAGCTACACTTAGTCCAATACCCATAGCAGTTAATCCTGCTGATGGAGTTAGTTCCCACTCCCACTCTTCTACACCAGTGGTATAGTTGATGTCAGAGTCTGCACCGATAGATAATGTCTGTCCTGCGACAGAAAAATCCATAGATGATGCCTTAGTTGCCATTATGGTAAGCAAGCCCATTGCTGCTGCCGTAGTGACAGCTATAGTTGTTGTATTCATTTTATGATCCTTTTTTCCATTTCTTTGAGGGAGACTTTGTCTTTGACGGACTCCACTTAACTTTATCTGCCCAGTATGCGGCAGACATTTTACCTTTTTTAATATTCTTTGCATGACGTGATTTAAAAGCTTCACGTTGCCCTGCAGTCTGGTTTGTCTTTACACCTTTTTGTCCAAACTTGATGTACTTATACTTACCACCTTCAGAAGCCATAACATGATGGGACTTACCACTGCTATCATTAAGACGTTGAGGTTTATTGACTTCTTTAAGTCCAACCTCTTTCATTTTGTTTTTTACTCGCTCAGGTATTGCCATTATCTTTTTCCTGCTTTACTATTTCTAGGAAAAGATCTGTTAGCACGTTTAGTTGTAACTGACAGGTTCTTTGCACTATTATCTCTAGGATTACCATTACGATGGTTTACGTCTTTACCATCACCTTTTTTAACTACCCCTGCTTTTTTTAAAGTATTGCGAGCTGCATTACGTGAAGCTCTATTCTTTTTCTGTGTTGCTGTGCCTTGATACTTTTTGTACTCGTTTTTGTAATTTCTCATGGCTTATATCTTTCATACTTTGGATTATCTTTTCTTCCAAACAATCTTAGTACAAAATTTATAAAGCCTCTAGCTATCTCTGTTGGAGTTGGTAATAACCAACCAAGTATTAGAAGTAACATTACCCAAGGGGGTATGTTAGTATTAATAATATCTAAATTTTCCACTTTACCTGTTTCTACTTCTTTTATAACTTCAGTCTGTATAACGTCTCTACCTGCACTGGTATTTGTTTCATCTTCATACGTTATAACAGCTTGTCTATTCTCTGCACCTATCTGTGCATTAGAATTTACTGTAGGACCGCCTGATCCGCCTAGCGACATGAGAGTACTCAAACCACAACCAGATAAAAATAGCGTTAGGACCAACCATCTCATTACATCAGCTCAAAATGAGGCGCATCAATAAATGGCCTACGACCCTGTGACCTACGTAAGTCTACGTATGCCATCATAGCATCCTCAGCTGTGCCAGGATAAGTTCTAATATCTCCCTCAGACCAGGCAGCTCCCCACTTAACGGATGCCCCAGTCTCTTCTGCAGCTTGTTTAAAAGCATCACAGATGTTATCGTACAGGTTTAACTCCCAGGATACGTCTGGTCCTACGTAAGCTACTACGTCTACTGCATGGCTAAAGCCATCATCTTGTAGTAGGTGTTTAGAACGCATAGTCTGAGATCTACCTGCGGCTACATTAGCCTTCTGTTCGTCTAAGGTACGTACACCTTGAGTAACTCCAAAGTCTATATCTGTAAGTTGTATAGCTCTTTCTACAACTCCGGTCATAGCTGGGTGTACACCCTCTAATCTGTCCATTGATCTCTGACTTAGTCTAAAACTCATCTCATATCCTTCTTCATTGCTACCTTATTGCCCATTGGCTTACCTGCCATGTAAGCTGTAGCTCCCATATATGCTGCTACTATACCAGTTTGTGCAATATAAAACAACCCTAACAAATCTGCAAGGGCTGCTACTCGTGTATCTGACATTAGAGGTGTAAATAGAACAACTGTAAAGCCAATCATCATTACCATAGCTATCCAAGCCATCTTCTTTTGTGACTCAGCCTTCTCTTCACGTAGCTCTACCTCAAGCATACGTTCTTTCATAGCTACTTCTTGTTCTGTGATCTTACCATCACCATCTACGTCAAAATCTATTACCATTATTTCTCTATAACCTCTTTATTTCCACAGACACGTTCATAAACCATGTCTCCAACGTAGGCTTCAGCCCATTTGTTCTCAGTAAAGGTGCAAAAGTTCCACAGATCGTTTACATCTAGGTTTAATACGTCTAATTGTTCCTGTTGTTCTGCTACTGTGTTCTGTAGATGTTCTATATCGTGGACTAGGTTACTAATATACCAAACTAATGCTACTAATTGGATAGCCATTGCAAAGACTAGAGCTACTGGTATCTTTAAGCTATCCATTTAGTATTCCCATTCCCGTTTTCTTCTGGGATCTAGAACATCCCTAGCCTTTAAATGGCCTTCAAGGTACATAGCTCTCTCTACCCTGTCCAGAGAGTACTTTATACCTGTATCATTTCTTATTTTTTCTCTTATGTAGAACACATCGGATCTAGGGATGTGCACTCTACGGAGTTTACCTTCGTCTTCTGAAGCTAATGCCCTGTAAAATTCCTCTACGACATTGTCAGAAGAGTACATTGCTGGTTTCTTCATCTAGTTATACCTAATTTTTTGGGTAAAGTCAACACTTTTTAAGTGGGACGACAAAAAAAGTTTAGATTTTGTCTTAAAGTATACTTAAAGTTACCTTAAGTATATAATAACTATTAATATATTAGTAATAATTAAAACTTAAAGTTACTTTAAGTATTCTTTATGTAATACTATAAGTAATTATACAGTATATTGCAGCCGAAGTCAACTACTATTTTTAATTTATTTTAAAATAGTTGTAATTAACATTTTATAATCATTAAATTTGGGTTAACGTGCGACATTTTGTCCAGAACTAAAAAATCCCATCTCTGTCATTGGCTATATATACATACCACGCACCCCCACCTGGCGCATGCCCCCCTCCTGTTCAAAAACATATTCAATTTTCTGCATGGAACTATCATATTCACATATTCGAATATGTAACATATTGTTTTTATTGAATATGTAATACAATACACTATTACATTGCCGCTGTTATAGTATAACATAACGTGATACTTGCGAGTGATTCGCAATAGCAAAAGGTTTATGTACACTGGAACATAACGTGAACAAATAAACGAGCTGGTCACACAAAGAGAACAAAACGTGAATACTATCATGTTTCCTGTGGGTGAATAAATGTGCCTACTGAGAAAGTTTCCTCAGAGGAAACGTAGCCGAATATAGGCTAAAATCTAAAAGTAAATTTAAATGTAGAGCCGATATAATAGCCATACAATCAGGTTAAATTTTAGCTAACAGCTGTACCCTAACCTTCGGGAAACCTACTGGTGGCTCTTAGGTTTATTCTCAGGGTAAATTCAACTATTTGAATATGATATATTTCGACTATATTTGTGTCGTAAATAGACTATTTTGATGTCGTTTTTGTACTAAGAAAATTAATTTAATTTTTTTTTATATTTTTCCTTGTCTTTTAAAATATCGAGCTACCTTTAACTTATCGGGTGGTTGAAATCAGAGTGAGATTTCAGAGTTAGACCGCACCCACGCTATTTGACATAAATTCTTTAGGACTTCGGTAGCACCTAAAGCCCATAATATAAGACTACCCGTTTCTGGAAAGTGGAATTGACAACTCCAACTCTAGGAAATGCGCCAATAGGACTATCAAAGTATATATGCGATAATTGCTTTGATATTAGATCGTGTTTAAAAGGGGTCTTTAATCTGAAGGGGTAGGCATGTGATCAAAAAACGTAGCATGGAAGGGTAACAGTCTTAAATAACAATGCGGTATAGGCAAACTTTCTATATCAAGTGGTTATTTTGTTTGAGCCATTAACTAAGGTTTAAACAGTATGGATATTCACCAATAAGTTAAAAAGTTTTAGGGCATTAAGTTTTATACTTGATGCCCTATGTTATACTTTTAATGTACATTTTACAGTGTGCATTAGCGGTATAACATTAGGTTATATCGACAACGTAAACTCATATAAAATTGGAGATTAAAATGAGTATTTCAAACATAGTAAACAACTTCTCACGTAACTTAGGTAATGGTCAAAAAATGGGAGAGGCATTACTTGACGCTATCAATCATGCAATCAAGACTGGTGATACTTCTATTATCTCAGTTCTATTTATGAAAGTTAATGACAAAAAAGATAGCAACGCATTATCTGGATTAACTGCTACTGTAAGAGCCGTTTATATCGGTGCAAACATCACTACTGATAAAAAGACAAATCGCACCATTGTTAAAACCAAAAACGCTACATTATCAAATAGTGCAGTTGAAGTATTAAATCAATTGGTAGTAGATAGCGTATCAATGCGAGGCAACAAATGGGCTAAAGCTTTCAATACTGAGACTGAGCAAAAACCAGTGGATGTCAAAAAACGTGCGGAAAAATTCGTAAAAGATAATCCAGAGCTAGTTAATGCTTACATTCACGCACTACAGCAAGCTCAAAAGGTTGCACAAAATGCGGCTAGTCTAGAAAAAGTTGCCACTGATGCAGCTCTACTTGCTGCTCAGTAATGTTATAACATAACACTTTAATTAATATTGGATAAACGCCTGATGGTATTCTGTCAGGCGTTTTCTCATGTTAATCTGAGAGAGAGGAAAGACATGATTAAGTATAACATACTATCAGAACTATCATAGCGCAAATTTGAAAGGGAATATAACATGATTGAAGAAAACTTTAATGGGGCAACATTTCGCCTTGTAACTGAGGATGATATGCAACCAGTATCATTAAATGATCCAATAGAAAACTTCCGTGGCGAGCCTACTGTATTGAGAAATGCAGTTTGTCCTAGGCATGGTGGGTCTACTGGACGTGTCAATAACTATTACCCAAGTGTGTATGGTCTTAAATGGGTGGAGGTATCAGACTATAATGTGGACTTTGTAGAGGAATATGATGAAGATAATTTATAATGGTAAAAAGTGGGTGCTATATGGTAATGATGGTAAAGTTATTGTCATTACACGCATCCGATCAATTTGTGAAAGGATAATGCAAAATGTTAATGGATGAATTACGTGCGACAGGAAAGTTTCTGTCAAGTAAACGTATACAAAAGCATGGTAACGTGCCTAGTATGGATAAGTTGAGGCGTAGAAATGCACTGAAGTTTGCTTATGCCTCAGTGCGTGAGGCGGCTCGGTCTGTCAATGAGTACGTGCTTGAAGGTACTTACTTTGATGGTAATGATACCAAAACTGTAGAGATGTCTGGTGAAAGTCTGTCTGATATTGTGTCAGCAATACAACAGTCTGATCCAAACTTTGGTCTGTATGATATGTCATTCGATGGTGGATGGTTTGTCGCAGACTATAACGTGACTGCACAAGTACGCAGTTTAATATAAACCCTAACTGTAGGAGGTTATAATGGGTAATTCAAAAGGTAATCGTTTTAGTGTAGATGTTCAAATCGCAGCGTGTCAGATGTACATGGGCAATCCTTCTATAACTCAGGATGAAGTTTCTGATCACTTTGGTATGAGTAAGTATACTCTTAGTAAGTGGCTCAGAAAGCATGGTTTTTCTTTGAAAGTTGCAAAGCGTCTACCTATGCCTACTAGAGCTGATAGAGTTGCTAGGAACTTCAAGGTGTTAAAGACTGAGCATAACAAGGTCAAGGCTGAGTTGATGCAGCTTAAGCAAGCTCAACAGCTTGACAATACATGGCTTAGTGACAAGCTCAATGACTATGGCACAAGCTATAATCAATAGGAGTAACTAATACAAATGAATATATTTGCACTGTCTCGGTGTCCGATGCAGTCAGCATGGTGGTTAGATGACATCCGTAAGAACAAGATGATTCTTGAGTCTGCACAGATGTTGTCTACCGCAGTGCGTTTACTCAGCGGAACACTAATCGAAGTCAGGGTTAAGCATGGGTCAGGTACACGACTCAAACAACACTGGCTTCTTCCTAATGAGGATATAGGTGAGATAGAAGAACCTGTCTCACTATTTAGTAATCTATTCTCAGATAGCATTTACAAGGTGGCTTATGCCAATCACCCTTGTACAATCTGGGCTAGGCAATCACGAGATAACTTCAAGTGGTTGCTTAGTCATATGTCTCACCTATGGTTACAGAAAGGTGGTGAGCATGGGTCAGCTAGACTTATCCCACAATTGGATGAGTATAGTTCTACTGGATATTTTCCTAATGAGGAGTTGACACCTTTTGCCAACTGTGCTAGGAATTTAGAACGTGGAGTTGATTATTCAGAACATGCAGATACACATGAAGCGTATCGACTATATATGAATGATCGTTGGAAAGAAACTAACATTACCTTGACATGGCGTTGGGGTAGAGAGCCAGAATGGAGGAACTAGTATGGCTAAATATTGGTTAATGCCTCATGATATGGACAAGGTCACTGCATACAATGCACACCTTGCTTCACAGCTTGAGCTATACAAAAACTATGATGTAGACAAACCAGAGATACATATTGCTTACAATGACAGCAAGACTCTCATGGGTGGAGACCTGTGGATCAATGACATGAAGTTTGTAGTATCTCAACCACAAGCCAATGGCTTTGTTGTCAAACGTGACTGGTCTGTACCTGACGAGCTTGACCCTGTGCTCAAGGCGTGGGGCAACTATGAAGATGTAAATATGTTTAATACTCGTGACGATACATTAGTCACATGGTTTGATAAGGCATTCTTAGCAGTGACTAATGATTTGTGTGTCGACAAACCTGATGTCAAATGTAAGATGCGTATGCGCTGCTTTGCACCTCGTAGGTCTAAGCGGTTTGCACCTAAGATCACCATGTATCAATCTGCTCGTGATCGCTTTGAGCGTGATCGTGAGGTTGCCATGAAGCCTGCTCGTGCATTTGCTATAATGTTTCCTGAGCTTGACCATAAACAAATCATTCAACTCACTGACCAGTACCTTGAAAGGTTTGCTAAACGTGAGTTGTTTATCAGGGAGGGTAGTGATGCCAAGGACTTTGTTAAAGCATACTCATGGGAGCAAGCCCCTACTGACAACGTCAATACCACTTATCAACGTAAGTCTAGTGCATCATCATGTATGCGGTACAGCTTCGATAGCTTGCCTTTACATCCAGTTACAGCGTATGCAAGCGGTGACTTCAATATGTTATGGACAGAGGACAAAGAAGGTAGAATCGCATCTCGTTGTGTGGTTCGTGTCATGGAAGATGGGGCTTACAGAGGAGGTCCGATATATGGTGTGTCAGAGCAAGCCATAGATATACTAGAGCATCATATTCAATTGTACTGGCGGTGAGTTTGGTTGTAGATGGTGCATGGGAAGGTGCTAGGCTACTACGCCAACCAGTTGACGAGGGTGATAGTGATGAGGGATTCTATGCACCATACCTTGACCCTGAGCCACGCAGACTGACTGATGATGGTGAGTACCTTGGTTATTCAAGATTGTCATGGTGAGATTGATGCTAATTCGTACCAAGGTATACTAGGCGGTGAAGAGTTGTCGTTGTAGTTCTTGTGGTACAGGTATGCAGTGAGGATGAGTCGTATTACAGTGAGTATTGTGATACGGTTCTGTGCAATGATTGCTACCATGACGAGCATTTCTACTGTGAGTATGCTGATGGTGACTACCATATTGACCAGTCTTACACGGTCTATGTACCTTGCAGTTGGAAACCTGGTTACACTGAGGAGCGTGTCAGTGACTGGGCTGTTGAGTATGGTGATTACTTTATGTTCTGTGACAATGACGATGAGCACTGGCACATTGACCTAGCTTACTACTGTGAGGATGAGGATTGCTATATCAGTCAACGTGGTATTGATGCAGGTACTTACTTTATATCTGACTGGGATGGTGAGGTATATGCTGCCGATCAGAAGGCTACCACAGACACTGGTGAGACTATATCTATTGAGGAAGCTAAAGATGCTGACCTTGAGTATGATGAAACAAATAATGTATGGAATGTAAAAGAGGAGAATGACTAATGCATAGTCTAGTAGAAATGTTGCGTTACAAACGCCCAGAGGGTAGTGAGACGCAAAAAGCTTTTTGTAAAAGGTTTCTCGAACCTACGTTCGGTAAGCCTGACAAGTTTGGTAACTATATCAAGATCATAGGTGACAAGCCTAATGTATGCTACACTGCACACCATGACACTGTACATACCACCGATGGTTTCCAAAAACTTATTATTATGAATGATGTAGTGTCCATATCTAATCATGCTGACTCTAACTGTCTAGGTGCTGACTGTACCACTGGTGTATGGCTCATACTTGGTATGATTGAGTTCGGTGTACAAGGTGTGTATGTCATCCATGCAGCTGAGGAATCTGGGTGTCAAGGCAGTCAGCATCTCATAGCATCTGACCCTGTGTGGTTGGGGCATATCGACGCAGTGATATCCTTTGATCGTAAGGGTCAAAAATCTGTGATCACACACCAGATGGGTATCCGTACTGCATCAGATGCCTTTGCAAAATCTTTTATAGATGTTGTAAATATGTCACAGTTAGAACCTGACAGCTACTGGCTCTTATACTGACAGCAATGAGTATGCTCCAATAGTATCTGAGTGTACAAATATCAGTGTTGGCTACTACAATCAGCACACTAAGAACGAGGTACAAGACCTTGATTATGCTGATGAATTACTGCTTGCACTATGTCAAGCTGACTGGTCTGGTCTAGTGTTTGAACGTGATGTATCAGAGGTAGAAGACCTGTGGCGTAATGTATCAGGTGGTGATAAGTATGGGTATAAGTACAACTATGATGAGGACAATGCCTTTGACCTTGAGCAGATAATTATAGATTATCCGACAAGAGTTGCAGAACTACTTGACTCCTATGGATTCAACCCACACACCCTCATGGAGGAGTGTCAGATAGATGATATGTCCATGTACTATAACTATAGTGACAATTATGTCAAACGTAAACGTATGTGACAACGTGCCACACTTGATGTTTTATCAAAATAGTGTATTTTATATATACTTTAAGTAACTTAAAGTTTTTTAATATTTATAGTAGTAATATTAAATACTTTAAGTATAACTATAGGTTCCTTAATGTAGGAGGTTCCTATGGAAATAGATGACCCACATGATGACTGCTCACATTGGATAGGAAAGATATGAAATTTAATAAAGCTGTAGACAAGTATCTCCACACTCGTCAGTTCAACTCTCTCTCTAGTTCCTCGCAAAAGAACTACGAGTGTTGTCTGTTAGCTTTCTGTCGTATGTCTGTTATGGGAAGAAAACTTGGTAATGTAAACTTAGATAAGTTGAGTATAGCCATGTGCTCTGAGATGTACGATACGTGGGAGCTGGAAACATCCACCTCTAATGCAAACCATAACGCTAGGGTGTTTTCAGTTCTCATTAATTATCTTATTGCAATGGAGATAATGATGCTTAACCCAATGGCTAGAGTTAAGAAACGCCACAGTGAACCTCGCTCTGTCGTCTGGACACATGATCAAGTACTATCATTTCTAGACGTAGCATTCACAAAGTTTGAGTGGCGTAACATCGGACTGATTGTCCTGATGTGTTATGAGTGGGGTCAACGCCCAATAGATATTCGTAATCTAACTTGGAATGATGTTGACCTTGAGAAGAGAGTTGTAGAAATCAAACAGACTAAACGTGGAGCTGAGGTAGAATTACCAATACCTGACAACTTAGTTGGTATGCTCACTGAACAGAAAGGTGACTGGGACTTCCAAGAATATGTAGTACCTCACCACAGAGCCTCAGATGGTGCGTACAGACCGCTAACAGTTCACCAGATGTCTGCACTACTGGCAGAGGTTAAAGCTCTTGCAGGGCTTCCTGATGATCTGAGGGTGGGTGATCTACGTAAGACTGCCATTGTTCAGATGATTGAGGGTGAGGTAGATCACTTGGCTATTCAATCTGTGACTGGTCATAAACATGTTAGTAGTTTAAATCCGTACAATAAATTCAGTTTAAAAACCGCAAAGTCTGCATTGGAGAGGAGACAAAGGCAATGAGTAAAAAAGATAGAAAAATACCTGCCGCTACTTTTAGAAAGTATGGTAAGCTATTTGCAGAGGGTAAAATTGAAGAGGAGTACGCACTAGAGTTTTCAGCTCTATTCTTTTTAATGGCAGCTGACATAGAATTTCATGAAGAGCTTGCAAAAGATTGGGATGACTGGTATGAAGGACCGATACATTAAAAATCCGATGGCAAAAGACCTTCGGCAACCTAAGTATAAACAACGAGCTATACCTGACAGAAAGAAGGGTGTAGTGCCTAGAAAGAAAAAGCACAAAGGAAAGGAGACAGAAGAATGATGTACGTATTAGTATGGATGCAGCTGTTTAGTACACAGACAGTGGAGCACTATCAGTTGGGTAATTATGCCACACTGGAAGAGTGCCAGATTGAATTGAGTAAAGCAGCTAAGATGGTAACACACAAGTCAGAGACAGTGGCTTGTCTGGAAGTAGAGGTACAGCAATGACACCAAGTGAATCAGCAGAGATAGAAGCAAAGAAAACATTCGAGGGCTTTATCAAGTGGGTAAAGGTTTCATTCTACTGGATCATGGCAATCCTAGTGATCTTAGCATGGTGTAACTTTGGTGCAGATACTGAGACTGGTAGCCAATACAATGGTGAAGTCTATGCACCAACTAATATAGGAGTAAACAAATGATAGCTGAGATGCTTACATGTATAGCACTCAACGTGTATTACGAAGCACGTAGTGAGCCGTTAGAGGGACAATACGCAGTAGCTCACGTTGTGCTTAATCGTGTAGCTGATGATAAGTTCCCTAGCGATGCATGTAAAGTAGTTAAGCAAGGGTTAGAAAAAGGTATAGGTAGATGTCAGTTTAGTTGGTACTGTGATGGTAAATCAGATACACCAAAAGAACAACGAGCATGGTTAAACTCTCAGCTTGTAGCACACAAAGTAGTACATGGGTATGTCAAGGACAATACCAATGGATCTGTCTATTACCATGCAAACTACGTTAAACCTTTTTGGAGTAAACATTATAAACATACTGTGACTTTAGGATCACACATATTTTATAAAGGAGATTGATCAATGGGTAATAAATGGAACTACATTGGTACAAATTCTAAAGGAGAGGCTAAGTTTAAAAGGTATACTGAAGAAACATTAGAGTTTGTAAAAGATTGCTTAGACTCAAAAGGTATTGCTTATTTTGTACATGAAGCACAAAACCTAATTTTTATATATAAAGAAAAAGAACCAGAGAATAGATACAGCAGTCGGTATTCTTATTACTATACAACAGGTAGATGGGGAAATGATAAACGTAGAAAACATTATCACTGTGATGGTATAGAACACTTTTTATCCAAGTATTACCAAACAGCAGAAGAAGAAAAGAAATACTGGGATTCCATAAAAGAAAAGGAAACAGGATGATTGAAGTAACATACGTTGACCACATGGGTAGTGACTTGTCCGTGGTCAATGCAGCTAGGGTTAGCTTTGGTAAAAAGTCCGACTGGATGCCACGAGTTCACAATGGTGAGCAGTTAGTGTTGACACCCAAGGATGCCAAGCTAATATCCTACTTAGCTAAACATCAGCACAAGTCTCCGTTCAACCATGCGTTTGCTACGTTTCATATCAAAGCTCCTATCTTTGTAGCACGTCAGTTACAAAAGCATGAGTACATGCCTTGGAATGAGATCAGTAGACGTTACGTTGACAGTGAGCCAGAGTTTTACCAACCAGATGTTTGGCGTGGACGTAGTGCTGATAAGAAACAAGGTAGTGAGGGTGAAGTTACTATGGTAGACATAAGCGGCAGATTTCCTCTATCACCCAGAACAGTCCAAACTTTGTCAGATGGTAAAACTTTAGAAGCATACCGCAATCTTATTGATGCAGGTGTAGCACCTGAACAAGCACGTATGGTACTGCCACAGTCTATGATGACCGAGTGGTATTGGTCAGGTTCACTGTATGCCTTTGCAAAGATGTGTGGACTACGTCTTAAACCTGATACCCAGTATGAGACTAGGCTTGTGGCAGAACAAATAGAAGATAAGATGACGGAGTTATTTCCTGAGTCATGGACAGCATTGAGGGCATATGATGACAGATGAAGTTATTCTTGATGGATGGTACGAAACAGAAGAAGGATTACTACCAGTTTACGAGACTGGGGATCACCTTGAAGAAATAGTAGATAGGCTAGTAGATTTAGACGAAGACTTTGGACATACCGATATGGAATTTAAACTTATATATCCAAGTGGTACAGAAGTTGATGTAGCTAAACTTATTAATTTTATTATGGAGAGAAAAGATGGGTGAACAATACTGTACGACAAAAGGTCTCGGTTGGGCATTTTTAACTTGCATCTTCTTTCTACTTGGTGTACCAGTGCTCATGTGGCTAGCATTAGAGGGGGCATCTTGGTATGAAAGATTTGACATGATGAATCCACTATGGTAAAGCAAGAGCCACAAGAATGGCACATTGATCGTAGAAAGGGAATATCAAAAGAGATACGCCCCATGACTAAAGAAGAACGTGAAAGAGCCAAGGAACGAGAGGAGGCTAATAATGGCGAATAATGACAATCCACATCTGGCATGTCCGTATGTAGACTGTGGATCAAGTGATGCTTTTAACTGGAATGACGATGGCTTCGGTCACTGTCACTCCTGTTCGAGAGCATACCCATCGAAAGATATGCCGCAGGTATTCGATTGGGTAAGTAGTGAGTATCCATTAAAGGAGAGGAGAAACCCTATGGATATACCAATTACGTCTCAGACGTATGAGGGCATACGTGGACTAGAAGCTGACGTTGCTGAACTGTATGGTATTGCAATACAGATCGGTGATGATGGTAGACCAGTTAGGTATGCTTATAAATACCCACACACAGTCAAGTACCGATTGGTAGATGACAAGTCCAAGTCTTGGACAAAAGATCGTGGCATGGGTATGAACCATCTGTTTGGTCCTGAGTTTAATGCAGGGACAAGCCAACGCATCTATCTTACTGAAGGTGAGTTCGATGCTGCATCACTATACCAGATACTTGGTAAGACATTTCCGGTGAAGTCTCTACCATCTGCTAGTATTGGTGAGAAGTTTATTAAACACAATTACCTTTATCTGTCGTCTTTCAAAGAGATCATCTACGCAGGTGAATTAGATCCTGCAGGACGTAGGGCAGCAGACAAGTTGTATCAAGCCTTTCCAGATAAGTTCTGGTATGTACCGATGTCTAAGCACAAAGACGCCAATGATTTCTTACAGGCAGGTGATGGTAAAGATCTGATGTGGGCAGCTAAGAAGCCTCAGAGGTATAGCCCTGAGAACTTCTTCTGTTCTCGTGATGACTTCTCTCTTGCATTGCGTAATGAAAGTCCATACGAGTATATATCAACTGGTCATGCAGGACTTGATGAGAAGATACGTGGTATGGTCAAGGGTGGCTTGACGTTTATCAAAGCCCCTCGTGGTACTGGTAAGACTGAGGTGATCAGATACTTTGAGACTGGTCTACTGTCTAACGAGGGTGTTAAGATAGCCTTGCTGCATATGGAGGAGATGAAGTCTACAACTCTTCGAGCTATGGCTACCTACCACCTTGGATGTAATGTCCGTACTCATGAGGATGCAGGACGTAATGGTTACAGTCTCGATCAAGTAGAAGAAGCAGCAAACATTATTGCTGACTCAGAGAACAACAGAACGATTATCTTTGAGATGCAATCTCACGATGATCCTCTGAGCTTGCTAGACTATACTCGAATGGCTGTAACTTCTTTCGGTGCAGACTACGTGTTTGTTGATCACGTCCAACGCCTAGCTTATTTATCTAACAGTGGTGTTGATGGTGCTACCAGTACATTGACTACACTTGGAGCACGTATGGCACAACTAGCCAAAGAGCTAAACATAGGTGTGATATTTATATCACAGGTTAATGATGATGGTAGGACAAAGTATGCAGCCTCTCTTGAAGAAGAAGCAATTATATGTATAAAGATAGAAAGAGATGCAGAATCAGAAGATGAGATACTACAGAATACAACTGAGTTTATAGTGGATAAGAACAGACCCTTTGCTAAATTAGGTAAAGCAGGTTCAGTCTACTACGATCCAGAGACTACCATCTTATCTGAAGAGATTCCATATGAAAGGAGTGATATGGCAGCATGATCGTATTTGATGTAGAAGCTAACGGATTGTTGGATCAAGCAACAAAGATACACTGCCTGTCTTATACCAGTGATGGCAAAGATTATAAAACTATCTATGATTATTCTGACATGCGTGATCTGTTACTGTCTCAGCATGGGTTGGTTGGTCACAATATTGTTAGATACGATGTACCGCTTATAGAAAAGATCTTGGGTATCAAGCTAGAAGCTCGTTTGTTTGATACGTTACCAATGTCTTGGGTACTTAACTACAACCGTTCCAAGCATGGTCTGGAATCATTTGGTGAAGACTTTGGTGTTCCCAAGCCACAGATCAATGATTGGCACAACTTAACTAATGAGGAGTATGCTCACCGATGTACAGAGGATGTAAAGATAAATTGGCTCTTGTGGCAAGATCTTCTAAGAAGGTTTATGTTTCTATACAAAAGCAAATTAAAACTAGACAAGTTTTTCCGATACCTAGAATTTAAGATGGACTGTGCAGTAGCAGCAGAAAAGTCTGGTTGGAAGTTAGATAGAGACTTAGCACAGAAATGTGTTGCTGATCTTACAAAGCAGAAATCTGACAAAGAAGCTGAACTCATTAACGTAATGCCTAAACGAAAGGTGACTACCAAAAAGACTAGGCCAAAGAATTGTTTCAAGAAAGATGGTACAGCATCTGCTCATGGACAACGTTGGTTTGATCTCCTACAAGAGAATGGTTTACCTTTACACTTTGATGATGAAGTTGAAGTCATTAAGAAGTGGGAAGATCCAAACCCTAACTCTACAGACCAAGTAAAAGATTGGCTATACTCTTTGGGGTGGCAACCTTGTACGTTTAAGTATGATAAAAATAAGGAGACAGGAGAGGAAAGAAAAATACCACAAGTCCGTAAGGAAGGTGAACTTACAGACTCAGTTAAACTAATTGCAGAAACTAATCCAATGGTAGAAGTGCTTGAGGGTTTGACTGTGATGCAACACCGACTTGGAATCTTTCAAGGCTTTCTTGATTGTGAAAAGAATGGTTACGTTATGGCTGAGATTGACGGTCTTACTAACACCTTACGATTTAAGCATAAGAAACCTTTGGTCAATCTTCCAGGAGTTGACAGACCGTGGGGCAAGGAGATACGTGGTTGCTTAACAGCACCAACTGGTTATGTCCTTTGCGGTGCGGATATGACTTCTCTTGAGGATACGACTAAGAGACACTACATGCAGCCTTACGATCCAAAGTATGTACATGAAATGTCTCAATCAGGTTTTGACCCACACCTTGACTTAGCTAAACATGCAGGAGCAATCAAGCAGTCTGACATTGATGCCTATAACAGAAATGAACGAGACGACTTGAAAGCAATGCGTAAAAACTACAAGGTTGTAAACTACTCAGCTACTTATGGAGTAGGTGCAGCTAAGTTATCTCGCACTACTGGTATGAATATACCGCAAGCACAATCACTGCTTGATGCGTATTGGAATCGAAACTGGTCAGTGAAGAAGTTTTCCGAAGATCAAACTATAAGACAGATCAACGGAGAGATGTGGGTACAAAATCCTGTAAGTGGTTTCTGGCATTCACTTCGTTATGAGAAAGATGTGTTCTCTACTCTAAATCAATCTACTGGTGCATATTGTTTTGACAAGTGGGTTGCATACTACCGAACACGTAGACCAAATATCATTGGTCAGTTTCATGACGAGTCTATTAACCTAGTAAAAGAAGGAGAGCAAAATGCACACAGTGACATTTTAAACTGGGCTATTGAAAAACTTAACCAAGAACTTAAATTAAATGTTGACTTAGGAATAGATATACAGTATGGTCAGCGTTACAGTGATGTACATTAATAAAGGAGGCCAAAGATGGCTACACGTAAAGTTAAATTAACTGGTATTGCAGAGTGGGCAAAAGTATTCGAAACTAACCGTGACATGGAAGGTTTTGATGGAGTCTACAGAGATCATGATGGTGCTTGCACTATTGATCTCATCATGGATGAAGATAACTTATCCATCTTAAAACAATCACGTTCAATGAAGAAGGGTACACCAGACGGAGAGGGACGTGGTACTAAAGTAAAATTTATACGTAAGTTTAACACAGGAAAGGATTGGGATAGTGGTGCACCTATTGTTCAAAAGTCTGATGGTTCTACTTGGGATATCAGTTCTGACGGGACCATTGGTAATGGGTCTACTGTAGAAGTAGAGCTGTCCGTTTACGACACGAGCCGACCTAATATTGTCGGTACTAGGCTAGACAAGGTCAAGGTTGTTGACCATGTTGCCTACGTAGCAGATACTGCAGGGGATGATGCTTCGCCACCACCTGCGGCTCAAGAAGAAAAACAAAGCGAAGTGTTGTTTTAACCTCCTCCAAAAACAACTAGTAGCCCTCTTCGGGGGGCTACCTTTTAAGGATACAGAATGAAAAAAATAATAGCAAATATGTCTAATCAAGATTACCACATGACAGATGGTATATCTTCCAGTGCAGTTAAAGCTGTGTATAAGAAATCATTAGCACATTGGAAAGGTGAAAAACGTAATGCAAACAATCCTGCTTTTGCAATGGGAAGTGCAGTACACGCCAACCTCTTAGAGAAAGAACGTAATCTAGTCGTAAAAGGTCCAAAGACTAAATCTAGTGTTGCTTTTAAATCTTTAAAAGAAAAGCTTACTGAAGATCAAATACTTCTAACAGAGGTAGAATACAACGTAGCTAACTGTATAACCAGAGGTGCATTAGAGAATCCAATCTGCGCATCTCACCTTAATAATCCAGAGAGATTAAATGAAGTAAGTATCTTCGTACAAGATCCTATCTCAGGTCTCATGCTTAAGACAAGACCTGATCTAATGATTGAGTCAGAACAAACAGTTTTTGATGTTAAGACAACACAAGATGCTAGTCCTAAAGGTTTCTTAAAAGAGTGTATAAAGTATGGATATTTTCTACAAGGTGCTCATTATGTTTACACTTGTAAATTAGCAGGGTATGACGTAAAGAAATTTTCTTTTATAGCTTGCGAAAAAACTGCACCGTATGTTTCTCACCTACATGTTATGGGTAATGAGATTATGCATTGGGGTATGAAACACCTACATAAAACTCTAGCTACTATTGCAAAGGCAGAGAAAGACTCTGATTATGGTACAGACTGGGGTGACTATACCGTTATGGAAAAACCTCCTTGGTTATAATCAATCATGTCAAGAGCAGCTAAAGCAAAAGGTAGAACTGGTCAGAATGAAATCAGAGATAAACTATTGGAAGTATTTCCAGAGTTTGAAGAAGATGACATCAAGTCCACAACTATGGGAGACACAGGTGAGGATATTCAACTATCTCCTGCAGCTAGAAAAAAGCTACCAATAACTATCGAAGTTAAACGTAGAAAGTCTGGTATGAAAACTGCCTATGACTATATGGAACAAGCCAGTAAACATGGAAAAGGTGAACCAGTAGTGTTCTTTCGAGCTGATAGAAAGTCCTGGATAACAATGATAAGTCTTGAGCACTACATGGACTTATTAAAAAATTGGAAATAATATGAAGGTGAAAGTGTGGGGTGTTATGGAAGGTCCAATAGCAGTAGAAGAAATTGAAGATGATGATATACCATTGGATTCTAATTACTTTTTAGTCTGTAAGTCAGAGATAGATGGTATTATGGGTGAAGATAATTTTTGGTTTGAAGACTTTGATTCTGCTTACGAATGGAAAAAGCATTTTATGAAAAGTATTGAGCCATTAGTTGTTGACATGCCAGATGATTCTGGGTATAACTAGGGGTCTTTCCAATGGAGTTTGAAATAACTTTAAAGATAATAGTTGATCCAGATGCGAACTTTTTAGAAACATTTGGCAACAATTCGGATGTAATTATGGAATTAGTACAGGCTAGCTTGTATGACATAGATGATATTGTAATAGAAGAATGTGAGGTAAGACGTGATAAATGAAACAGATATAGAAGCCTTTAAGTATTACAACTCTTTAGATATGCTATACTGGGCCTAGAGGTCATGCCTTCTATGCGAGCCATGATGACTGCAGGTCCAGCTTTAGACAGAGATAACACTGCATGTATAACTGTAGTTACTTACCCGTAGATGACCCTAAGTCCTTCGATGAGGCTATGTTCATCTCTTGTGTGGTACTGGTGTCGGCTTCAGTGTCGAGCGGCAGTTCATTAGCAAGCTTCCCGAAGTCCCTGAGTTGTTCGATAGTGATACTACCATTGTGGTAAAGGACAGCAAGGAAGGGTGGGCTAAAGCGTTCGTCAAGTTCTTGCTCTCCTATGGGCAGGTGAGATTCCTAAGTGGGATACAAGTAGGGTACGTCCTGCAGGTGCAAGCTTAAAGACCTTTGGTGGTAGAGCATCTGGCCCTGCACCTCTTGTTGAGTTGTTTAACTTACAGTTACAGACATTTAAGAATGCACAAGGACGTAAGCTAGTTCTACTTGAGTGTCACGACATGATGTGTAAGATTGGTGAGGTAGTTGTAGTAGGTGGTGTTCGTACGTAGTGCCATGATCTCGTTTATCTAACCTTGTCAGATGATCGTATGCGTCATGCTAAGTCAGGTACACTGGTGGGAACGAACCCACATAGTGCGTTAGCTAATAACTCTGTGTCGTATACAGAGAAGCCAGACAGTGTATCATTCATGCGTGAGTGGATGGCACTAGTAGAATCAGGAAGTGGAGAACGTGGTGATATTTAATCGTGAAGCATCTAAGAAACAAGCTGCAAAGAATGGCAGACGTGATCCTAACTTTGAGTTCGGAACTAACCCTTGTAGTGAGATTATCTTACGACCATATCAGTTCTGCAATCTTACGGAAGTTGTGGTACGAGCCACAGATACGATTGAAGACTTGGAAAGAAAGGTCAGACTGTGCCACAATACTTGGGACGATCCAAAGCACGTACACCAAGTTCCCATATCTGCGAAAGGTGTGGCAGCGAAATACAGAAGAAGAACGTCTGCTCGGTGTGTCTCTCACAGGGATAATGGACAACCCATTAATGACAACAAAGAACAAAGGATTGGAGAAGACTCTTGAACACTTACGAAAGTTGCTGTTTCTACTAATGCTATGTGGGCTGACCGCCTTGGTATTCCACACTAGTACAGCAATTACTGTGCAACAAACCATCGGGCACTGTATCACAACTTGGTGGACTCTGCCAGTGGGATACATGCACGTCATCACGACTATTATATTAGAACTGTTAGAGGTGATAACAAAGATCCCCTAACACAGTTGATGAAAGATCAGGGTATACCTAGTGAAGCCTGTGTGTTATGAAGCCAGATCAAACAACAGTGTTTAGCTTTCCTGTTAAAGCTCCACACAAAGCAGTAGTTACTCGTAATGATATGACAGCATTGAGCAGCTAGAGACATGGTTGATGTATCAACGACATTGGTGTGAGCATAAACCTAGCGTAACAATTAATGTGCGAAAGGATGAGTGGTTTGAAGTAGGTGCATTTGTTTACAAACACTTTGATGAGATGTCTGGGGTAAGCTTCTTGCCTTACAACGAGCACACTTATCAACAAGCTCCGTACCAGTGGTGCACAAAAGACGATTTAAAAAATTATCTAAAGTAATGCCGAAAAGTATTGACTGGGCAAAGCTTTCAGAGTATGAAAAAGAAGACACTACTGCAAGCAGTCAGACTTTTGCTTGTACTGGTGATGTTTGTGAAATCGTAGATATAGGAGCATAATATATGCCACCAGTTAGAAAACAATTTAATCGTGCCTTATACGAAGCCTATGACACTAAAGCAAAGGATGCTCTTATAGCATACCTTTTGAAGAAGGGTCATGTGCTAGTCAACACAGAAGAAAATTACCATGTAGATGTTATTTCTCAGAAGCACTACGGTCAAGGTACGATAGAGTGTATAAAGTATATAGAAGACTTCTTGACAGATGAGGAGTTAATAGGTTACTATAGAGGTAATATTGCAAAGTACCTTCACAGATGGCGATATAAAAATGGCGTTCAAGATTTGGAGAAAGCACAATGGTATTTAAGCGCACTGGTCCAACTACAAAAGCGAAAGTAGCTAAACCTTTTAATCAAGGCTATAGAGGTTTCCTAGTAGGAAACTTAGTTAATCCCTATGTTCAAAACACTAAGGATCATAGGGACTGGGAGTTTGGCTTTAATAAAGCCTACTTCAAAAACAAGGAGCAAGTACTTGACAAAGAGTCTCGAAGAAGAAGCTAAAAAGTTTGCTAAACAAAAACGTAAGCCTTCGACTGTCAAGGAGCTATCACCTAGATTATATTTAGCAGGTCAAGCTATGGGTGGTTTTATTGCAGCAGGTAGACAGACTTGGCGAATGGAAGAAATTAAAAAGGCATCGTTTGATTGGGCAGACTATATGTTAGATGATGATACATAAAAAAAGAGGGGGCGTTTAGCCCCCTTTATTTTAACCTCCGAATCTCTGCATTTCTATTGAGAGATTTTGTAAATCTTTTTGCGTCTCTAAGAACCTCTCTAATATAAAGAGTTCTTCATATTTTAACTCGTCAAAGTCGTCTAGGTTCAATTCTTTTAAACCTTTTGTAATATCTTTTTTACCGTATTTACTCGCTATCTCAAACTGTTGGTTTGTAACATCTTCAGGACCAGAATGTTGAAGCCTTAGAAAAGACTTAGCTAAATCTTTTGCTCTGGGTAAAACTTCTCTTTTCCAATGTACTAAGTTTTTCATCTTGAGGTAAACTTTCAAACCAAGTAGACTCAAGTAATAAACTAGACTCAGCCTCTATTACATCGTGAAAGATACCATGATAAGCATTAGCAGAAGCTGGAGCTAAATCTTTTACCTTCTTGTCTAGGTCTAATGTAAAGTCTCTTAAACCCATCCTAGCCATAACTCTTTTAGTATCAGTCAAGTTAATAGTTCTTGCACCTAATACTTTTGTAGTTTGTATGTCGGCTTTACCACCTGCAGCAGTCTGTTTAGGTTCTGCTAAACGTTCTCCTGTAAATAAAGGTATAATATTATCTATATATCTAAATGCATTATTAACAAGTTTATTGTTTTGTTTTCTATCTATAGGAGCTGCATCTGGTCCTGCTACAATTCCAACAGCAATATTTAAAGGCTCTAAAGGTCTCATAAGCGGGTTTATAAATTGACTTGCAAGAGTCACAGCAGCAATCTCCGCTCCCTTAACCATATCACGTCTTTCAGGATCAACCATAAATTTTATAGATTCCAGTGTGTCTCTCTGAGCTGTATCTAAGTTTCTTAGTAAGCCAGAAGCACCAAAGTCCTCAGTAAATTGACCAAACATAGTCATTGCCTGTTGGCTTTCACCCATACGACTTAATGCAATAATTCTAGCACCCATCCTATAAGCTGACACTGGGAAGTCATATTTTTGATCTAACAGCTGTCCTGACATTGGATCTACTGCAGTGTATACAGGAAGTCCTTCTTTAACGTTTTCTATCTCTTGATTAGACAGTGTATAGAGAATACCTGCGTTAACTAAACTTCTAGAAAAAGCTTCACCCTTTGCCATACTATCATAGTATCCAGCCCCTCTTAGCACCATGTTTAGACCAGGTGTGTTTTTTCCCATAAAAGCTACAGTGTTGTTAAAAAATCTACCAAAAGGTACAGCCATACCTAATCCAGGTATATTTCTAGCATCCTCTAGATAACCTGCTAGAGTTCCTATTGTATCTCTTCCTTTGTAAGATTTAGAAAAGATAGCTTCTAAGGTATCATCAACTGCACTGGCTTCTATATTACGATACTCTTTAGTTGCCATATATTTAGCAGCATCAGGGGATTTATAAAATTCATTCCAACCTTTACCTGTAGTCATTCTAAGTTTTTTATCCATCTGAAATAAAAATTCTTGAGACTTAGTGTAAAGATCTTGAGCTTGTACAAGAGTTAATTTTTGGATAAAATCAATTTTTGCATCAGTCTTCATACCTAAAAGTTTTTGATCGGCACTAAACTTACCGTCTGTTAGTAGCCTATTAGTTCCCTCTACACCTCCAGGAAGAATACTATTTAACTTTTCTAAAGCAGCTGAGTTTCTTTGTAAAGCAGACTCAAAAGCTGTATAAGTCATATCAGGATCAAACAAAAAAGAAACTCTTTGTGCATTTGATTTTAATAAGTTTGCAGCTAACTTTTGTGTTTTAGCACCTTTTTCTACATCACCTAGAAGTTTTTGTATAGTTCCTCTTCCAGCCAATAATAAAGATAGAGTTATATCAGACACACTTTGTAGTGTTGTATTAGCACCCCAACCAATAACGTTTAGAGCACTTGTAGATGGATGAGAAACTAAAAGTCTAATCAACCTGTTTTGATTTTTTGCAAAAGATTCAGCTACTATACTTGGCTCTTTAGATTTCTTTTTACTTTTTACAAAACCTGCATCTATAGCAGACTCATATAAATCTTTTAACTCTAGATCACTTATTGATAGTCCTAGCTGTCTTGCTGACTGTCCTGCTGCCCCAAGAGTTGCACCTGCTTCAGACATTTTATGTGCAAGTATGTCCCCAATATCTTTACCAGTAACTTTATTACGAGGTATAACTTTACCCTCATCATTTTTTAGAGTAATTTTATTACCAGTTGCTTTTTCTATAGCTTTTATGTAAGCTCTAGCTTCTTTATTACTTACACCACCGATTATATCAGACATCCAATTAGTAAACCGATCACCCTCAAAACGTCTTGCCCAAACAAAACCTCTTTCATAAGCAATCTGTGTCATACCCTTAAAAATAACTTTGTCATCTTTAGTGTGACCTAATAACAACGTCTTAAAAAAGTCAGTACTAAAATCTAAACTATCTTTAGATAATACTGCACCACCTTCTATTTTTGTTTTCCAATCCCTAGAGATAGGAACAACATCTTGATCAAGGTATTTTCCTATTGCCTCTGATGCTTCAGAGAGAAAACCTTCAACCTCTGGTTCAGGTAACTCTGCTGTTTGTACTGCAGTATCTGATTTACCACGTCTAGCAATAAAACCTACCTGTAATCCACCAAGTACAATACCACCAAGTGCTGCTATACCAACTGACCAGTAGTTTATATCTTCTTGTGCATCAACATCGACAAGACCATCTTGGTATAGATATTCCATGCCAGTGCCTATTGCAGCATCGACAGATGCTACGGTGACTACTTCTTTAATTGCTGCCTTAGTTAATAAACGTTCTTTTACGCTTTTACCTAAAGTTTGTTGTGCATAATCGTTTATTTTTGTTTTAGCTGCTTTACGTGCAGTATCTAAACCATCAACAAACTTTTTAGTTCCAACTTTTTTAGCTAGCTCTTTAGTAGGCTGCTTTTTCATTTCGTTTAGTGCAGCTCGTTTAGCTACTTCTGTACCAACACGAATAGAACCACCTGCGGCAGCTTTACCTAAAAATCCAGCTAGTAAGTTTGCTGGATCAAGTATAGCACTTCTTATAAAATCTACAGTGCCTTCTACCCTCTCACCTAAATTAGTTTCTTTACTATATAAGTTAGCCATATTTTCATATAGTTGATAAGCAGAGGCAGCTCTTGCCACCTTATCTGAGTCACCTTGTATATTATTTATATAGTCCATCTCCGACAAACCACGCACAGTGTTTCCTACAGACACACCTCTGCGGTTGTTGAGATACATATCTACAACATCTTCTTTTGATTTACCTTGCACAGACTGAGTTCCATACCTATCTAACATATAGTCTTCAATGATTGGATAAATAGAGTCACCTACCATATCATCTTGAGAATATGTCCCAGCTTCAGGTAATAGACCCTGAGCTGTTGTTATTTCAGAGTCAGGAAACATAACCTGTATGCCAGTCTTTGCAGAGTATTTCTCAACTAACTGATCATCTGTTAGATCTATATATTGAGGATAATTATCTCTCAGATCTTGTATTGTAACTTGAGCCATGTATTACTCTTCTAAGTCAGGGAATAACTCAGGCATACCTGATAAAAATGGATTTGCTTCCCAATCTATAAAATCCATTGGATATAGTCTTACAAGCTCATCAAAAGATTCTTTATTATATTGAACAGTTTCTAGTAATAGTCTTAATGCAGCTTCTGATCCAGATCCAGCAGATTCAACTTGTTCTATAAGCCTTGTTAATCTTTGTACTTCATTATCTGATGTACCTCTTTCTGACAATAAAGTTCTTTGCATAGTTCTAGCTAAAGGCATTACTTGAGCTTCAACTTTTTTAACCATTTCTTTATTATAAGCATCTCTGTTTTTAGTGTTTATATTCATACCTGGTTTTGGACTAACAAAAAGTGTCGATTGAATCTCAGATGGAGCAGAAACTATCTCTGTTGCTAACTCCCGATATCTTTTTATACCAGCTTCTCCTGTAAAATCTGTCCCAGTAATCCTCTCTATAAAATCTATTTTTTCAGTCTCTGGTGCATTAGACGATACAACATTTAACATACTAGGAATCATTGAGTATGTTATATTTAAACCTTGTCCTGCACGTTCTTCTATAAAATTTTGTACAAACTGGGCGGCAAAAGGATCTTCTAATATCGGCTCGTAAAATTGTAAATCTTCTGCAGTTAAGTCTGAATCCATAAGACCTTGACGTAGAGCTTGATTTGCTTTTACAGCTGAAGTATATTTATCACCTTTAAGATACTTATTACTGTCTTTTAAATTTTCTAGGCTAAGAGCAAACAAGTTATTTTCTCTTTGAAGTGCTCTATCTAGCTCTTTTTCTTTCCTCAGTTCTTCTTTATCTCTTCGTTTTTCTCTTGCTGCATCTCTTTTATCAAAGAATGCATTTGCACCTGCGGAACTAAATGCCATAACTACGCCCTCGCCATTAGACCAGTTTTAACTACTGGCTCTTCTTCTGTTTCTATTGGTTCTTCTTTTATTTCTGCAACCTCTGGTTCAGAGTCTGCATCACTTAACATTCTTTTTGCCCTAGCCACATCACGTTTATATTCTAAAGCTTTTTTACCTTCTTTATCTTCAAAACCCTCTTCATACTTTACGCCAGAAGCATCTAAGACACCCTTTATATGCTCGTGTATAACAGGAGCAATAATTAAACTTACATCAATACTGTGTATCCCTCCCATAACAGCACTTCTAAGTATGCCTTGAACTAAGGTAACTAAGTCTACACCCAACTCCACAAAAGATATTAAATCTCCTATGGCATCTTTAGTAGAAAGATTATCTAGGTGTACGTCTAGAGCCTCTATTGGATCAGTTATTTCAGGAGGTCTTTCAAAAGCTTGACTTCTAGGCTCTGCTGTTAGAGATTGACCTGGTATTGGTCTATCAGTTATCTTCATCAGGTAGTACTCCCATCCTCATCAATTTGAGTTTTAATTCTTTCTAACAATCTTTTATTAGATTCTTTAACAAACTTATATTTTTCAAACAACCTATCTGCCATACGATCTTCAACAGAGGACTCGTCTCCTTCTAATAAATTTTCTATAGCTTCTTTATCAGAACTCATTAGACCACTACGAATTTCTCGTATGTTTTTAGAAGCTTTTACTGCAGTTGCACCACCCTCTTTAACAGCTTCATCTAAGTCTGCATAAGCTTTTCCATATTTTAAACTCATATCTACGTATCCTTAATTAATTTTTACTACGAAAAGTTAGGGAGAAAACTAAAACCACCGCCTTCAGAATCAGGAAATAAAAACCTCATTGCAAGCTCTGTGTCATTTGCATCTTTTTTAGCCTCTAACTGCATTCTTACAGACTCTAAAGACTTATCACCCATTACAATTTGTAATGCTCTATCTGCAGCAGACTGACTGGCTACAAAAGCATTACTCATTATATCACGTTCTCTCTGCCATATCTCATCTAAATTCTTAGCTGATAAAGCATTTATAGTTTTAGCAAAATCCATGTTACTCTCGTTTTGAGCACTGGTATTTAAAGTAGCTATGTTTTGCCTCCACTTAGCATTAGCTTGAGCTATTACTAAACCATTTTGAGCATTAAACAAATCTCTTTGATTCTGCATTTCAGAGTTAAATTTCCTCAAAGAGTTAACATTGTTTAAGTTAAACTGATCCATAGCATTTGACTGAGAAGCATTAAACTGTGACACTATAGAAGACAAGTTAGAAAAGAACTGATTTCTCTGATTTTCACTCTGTGCATTAAACTGTTCTGCAGCATTCTCAGCAGCTGAGTCAGTTAATATTGAAGCTATATTCTGCTGAGTCTTAAATATCTCAGTCTGCTGTCTATTATTTAAGTTAGCCATATCCATCTGCAAAAAGTTTTGTGCGTTCTGAACTTGAGCTTGTTGTAAGTTACCTAGACTTGCCATATCTAAGTTAGCTAGTGCAGCAGCTTCAGATAATAGTAGTGCCTGTCTGTTACTTAGGTTAGCAAGATCCATAGTGTTTGCAGCTCTTGAGTTCTCTAATGCAATCTGTTGATCTGCATTAAAGTTTAAATTAGCTATCTCAGATACTCTTGCTGCATTTACAACCTTGCGCTGAAAAGCTTGATCAAAGTCTATTTGTAAAAACTTAGCTCTTTGTTCAGCTTTAAACAAAGCTACCTGTTGTTTGTTACCTGCATCAATTTGTGCGATAGGTAGTGCAGCTTCCATTGCAGCTTGTACAATAGCTTGACCTGCCATAGAAGAAGCACCAAGTCCTCTTTCTGCCATTACAGCCGTAGCTCTACGCATAGATCCTGCAGCCCATGCAGGAGTTTGACCATCATCAAACTGAGACATAAGACTTGCTAGCTCATCTTGTACAGATGCAGCTTGAACTTCACCAGTACCAAAAGCTTGACCTACTCTAGTTTGATCAACACCAGTACCTGCTACTACTTCACCACTTTCTCCTGTGGTTGTATCTAGAGTTCTTGTGGGAACTCCTGCTTGTCCTGCAACACCTTGAACTGTTTGAGCTGTACTAGTTGCAGCACCTAAATCTGAAACAGAACTTGTATCCTGAGTTTGACCAGTAATACCTTGTGTCAAAGTTCCTAGAGTTTGAGCTGTTAAAGAATCAGTTTGTGTTTTTACATCTGGTTGAGTTGCAGTTGTAGAAGCAGTCTGTACATTAGGTAAGATAGGCTGACCTGCTACAGAAGTTGTACCTGCAGTAGCAGCTTCAGCAAAGGGTGCTTGAGGTACAGTCATACCTGCATCTACAGGTATAAAGTCATATGCGTTGGGTATTATACCAGAAACTCCAGCTTGTATTGGCTGCATAGTCTGAGTAATAAGACCTTGCTGCATAGCTTTAAATTGATCTTGATTTACACCTGCAGGAGAAGGTGTTTGAGTGGTGGTGTCTGAGTTTGTGTATCCAGTGTCTGACCTACATCATATCCCAAGTATCTGTAGTCCAAGTTGTACCAGTAGATGTATAAACAGTGCCTGTTATAGGATCAGTAAAATGTATCTCCTGCTTTATGTGCGACTACTGCAGACCCGGTAGAAGAATAAGCAGGAATACCACCAAAAGATGGTTCTCCCTGCATCCACCTGCAGCTTTCATCATAAGTTTTTCTTCTTGTGGATTTACATATGCAAGTCTGTGAGGTTGTCCATGCTATAGTAGCTGCGTTAGGAACTACGTTAGGATTTTGTTTACCCATTGCAGATCTATACATACCCATACGAGAGGATGCACCTGGATTTGAGGCTAAGAATCCTTCTAGCTCACTAGGTGATCCTTCAAAACCTAAGAATCTTTTAGCTAGTATAGTATCTCTATCTATATCACCACCTGCAGCTACACCAGTTATACTTTTATCTACTGACGTTGCTTGAGTAGAAGCT